CGCCCCCCACAGGTTCGCCCCCGACAGGTTCGCCCCCCACAGGTCCGCCCCAGACAGGTTCGCCCCAGACAGGTCCGCCCGCGACAGGCTCGCCCCCGACAGGTTCGCTTGTGCCGCGAGCGCGGCATGAATGGCGTCCTTCATCGTGGCGGCGGGGCCTTCCCACAACACGGAGCCATTCAATCGATGGACGATGCGGATCGTGGGGGTGTCGCTCATAGCTTCGGCTTCGGCAGTTCGATCTCATGCCGCGTCAATCGCAAATGGTCTAATAAACACACCAACACGCCGTTCCTGGGGTTGCACCGCTCCTCAGGAGCGACATTCCGCCCTCGGAGATGGTGGACTTCCCCCCGCAAGGGATCGAGCCCTAGGGTCCGTTTGACGGCCCGGCCACAAACGACACATCTACCGCGGTCTCTCGCCCAGACAAGGCTTCTGAACACACGAGCCTTTTCCTCTAATTCCCGCTTGCGCGTGTGGCGCTCCGTCAGGCGAGTCTTGGGCTTTGGTTGGGCGACGGGACGGCTCAGCATGCCACCCATGTCACGCCGCCGGTTTCGTCTTCACAGGCACGCCCAATACATCCGCGAGCCGGAGCACCCGCTGAATATCCAAGACGTGCATCGGCTCCTCACTCTCCACCAAGGCCGCCACTAAGGCTTTGCCCTGGCCGAGCGCGCACAGCGGGCCGTGAATCTCCGCTTGCGGCCGCTCGCAAATCTTGCAGCGCCAGACCTGCACGCCGTCCACATACCAGAAGGATCCCAGGGGCTCCGGATCCCGCGTCATGCGGCCTCTTCGTTCGGATCGGGAATTTGCACGTCTAAGGACGCGGCTGCCCACGACTGAATATTGAACAGGTATTCCCCGAACTGGATCTTGTTGAGGGCCGTCGTCGTGCCACCGATCACGAACTCGCCCTGGACTTCGCCGTTTTTGTCCTGCACCGCGAGCTTCTTCGGGAGAAACTTCATCTTTAAGAACTCGTGCATTTCATCCGGCGTATAGCCCGTGTGCTCCGAGAGCAGATGCACGGCGACTCCCCAGTAATAGGCGTTTTGCGCGAGGGACCGCGCCGCGTGCCGCCGCTCGATCCGCACGATCACTTCTCCGTCGCGCCACGTCTTGAATGCTGTCTCAAACGCCTGCCGGTTGCGGAGCTTGAGCTTCCCCCGCTCCACACGGCCGGTCGTTTCAAAGCTCTGCCCCATCGTCTCCGTCATGCGGCCACGACACTGGTCGTCAGTTTGCCGATGTCCGCACACTCCCGATCCACTTCAGCCAGAAACGCTTTCACCGCAGTCTCGTACGCCGCAATCGCCGCGTCATCCCGCGCAATCCGGACCAGCTTCACGGACAGTGCCTCGGGAAAATCCGGGTTGTAGGAGAGCCAGTCGCACCACTGGGCGCCGGTGATCCACAGCCCATGCAGGATTTGTTTCAGATAGTCCCCGGGCACGATTCCGGTTTTCAGATACTCCAGATGCGCGGGCGGTTGCGGTGATTTGATTTCGATGATGCCTTCAAAGTCACCCACGTGGCCGTCGAGCGAACACCCGGCCTGTAAGGTGTCATGCGCGAGGAAGCCTGATTGCGTGAGGATGCGTCCCGTCACCGCTTCATAAATCGCGGCGGCGTCCACTTCCCGTTCGATCCCGGTTTGCATGGCTTGGGAGACGAAGCCGTTCTCCTGCGACTTCCCGGTAATCCGCTCGAGCACGAGCTGGATGCGGAGATTCCGTCGCGCCGCGGCTTCGCCGGTTTTGATCGTGGCCAGCATGTCGGCCGCCCGCGAGCCGGTGAGTTTCCCCAAGCGCGCGGCGAACCACGCGTCTGAACGTTGCGGCGCGTCGTGATGAATCATTTCGATCCTTTCGCCGCGATCGTCGCCTGTAAGGCTTTAGCTTTGAGCCCGGCCCAGACCGCCGGGGCCCCTTTGGTGAGATACGCGCGATACGAGACTTTCGATGCCTCCCAGGTCGCCCGGAGTTTCGCGTCCCCTTCATCGGCACAGGACGTCAGATCGATCAGCCAGTCGTCATAGCCAGCTGGCGCCTCCGGCTTGCCACTGGGTTGCATGTGCCCATCGTCATCCGCCCCGCGCGTCGTGATGTTCAACAGATCGCGTGTGGTATACCGCCGGCCATACGTTACGGCGGAGCCTAAGCCTTGAATCGCGTTTTTATTCCCCGAGGTATCCGCGCCCGAGAGGAATTCCGATTCGCGTTGATGCCCGTCCCGATGCGTGAGAATCCCGATCACCTTCACGGTTTTGGCGTCGGGCCATTCCGTGCGGAAGCTGAGCGAGAAACCGTGTTTCATCAGAATCGGCCGCAGCACTGCTTGAATATCTTCCAATGGGGCGTACGTGCCGTTGTTCGTTTTCTGCCGTTCAATGATCGCGGGGATCTCGCCTTGCATCGCTGAGAACGCGCCGTTAAACGCTGCCCGCGCATGATGCGCGAGGATCCGCTCCTGCATTTCGATCAAGCGCTCAAGCTTCGCCACGTCCACATTCGGATTCGCCGCGAGCCGCTCGACCATCAACGCGAGGCCCTGCCGCGGATCCAACGGCGGATCTGATTCGACTGGGATCGTCTGCAGTTCTTTGACCACCTGGGGCGGCGTCATCGCGCACCCCCTTTCGGCCGGTAGCCCGCGAGCGGATCGAACGGGTGACTCTGCACCTGTGTGCCCGCGAGCCGTGGGCCGAACGTCTCATCCTCGGTGACCGCCAACCGGCGACGACATTCGGGACACGTCGGCTCATTACTGATGTCCCGTGCGGCCACGAGTTCCCCGCAGAGGGCAATCGATTTCCGGCGAGAGTTGATCCGGTCGTATTCGACAAAGCAGGTCATGGCGTCACCTTGGGATCAAAGGCCAGCACCCGTGCCGCTTCGGCCCGGACAATCAGCACGGCCTGCTGAAACACCGAGTCATCGTCGGGTTGCGGCATCAGCTTTTGAAGGAAGTCCGCCGAGCGTTCCCACCAGAGATGCTGATTCACGACGGTCAGTTCTGGCCACGGCGGGCCGTCGATCCCGTACACCTTGAGGAAGGCGTCGTAACTGTCTTGCGCGTGTTGGCCAATCGCCGCCGACCGCGGGAGACCGCAAAGGCGTGTATCGTTGTGGTCAGACATGATGGAGGGCGCGTCCCTTCAACGCGCAATTGGTCGTGTTCAGAGCCGGGCGCCGCTTACCACGGCGTCCGGTTCGGTTTCCTGTTCCAATCCTTCTGCCCGCGCAATCGACCGATCAAAGAGCGCCAACACCTCTTCTGGCTGGCGCCCTGGCGTGTCGTTCCACCCGACGAGTGGGTTATAGGACGAGGATGCCAGCTGCAGCTCCGCCTGCATCAGCTCCAACGCCGCGATCTGCGCGCGTTGATCCTTCGTCACGCACACAATCGCCCCCACCGTACAGACTTCCTCGGTGGTCTCATTGCGGTAGCAGCCTTGCGTCCAGCCATGCGTCAACAGATGCCGTTTCGCCGCCCGGAGCGTCTCACTCGTCGTCATCGCCTCATCTCCCTGGTTGGCCGCGGTAAGTGGTCTGGTGGATGCTCTGCCTTTGGCCTTCGCGTCTAAAACTCTTCCTTTTCTTCCTTTTGGGCTCATGGGCGCGCCGGCTCCGCGCGGACGGCCGGGCTGGTCATCGGAGTTCCTTCAACATCGCGTGCAGCCGGGTCCGTGTCAGGCGGACGACGTGGCCGGGTTCTCGCAGCACAAGATCCACGGACGCGCGATTCACGTAATACCACGCGCGGTCCGAGATGTGTCTCGGCACACTCCGGAGCAGCAGTTTCTTCTGGTTCTTCATCGCGCCGGGGCTCCTCGGCTCCCCGCCCGCTTGGGTTTTGGCGCCACGCGCAAATAGGGACCGAGTTGCTTGACCCACCCGACGGTATTTCCCAGACAGAGAACCTCCCCGTTCGGCAGGACAGCCACTTCAAGATGGCAGAGGGTAATCTCTTTCGGTGTTTTCATGGCTCCGTCCTCGTCTCAGCCGGGCACGGTGGAGACGCCGGGGGGATCAGGGAGCGGCATCCAGTGCGTGGGCTCGACCGGCAGATAGTCCCCGCCGTGATCGTTGGTCCAGCCATTGCGATAGGGCTTACCGTCGAACGTCCCTTCGGGAATCTCACCGCCGAAATCCACATACGACGCGAACTCGTGATTACCGGACGGATAGTCGCCTATCGGCCACCACACCATCACTACGGTCCCGTCCTTCGGAGCGGTTTCGATGTCCTGCCAGCCTCGCGCCTCTGACGGGGGCGGGCTGGCGGCTCCGAGTTCATAACCAGCTTGCAACGCGTGGGCTTCACGCTCGCGCTGCGCTTCTTGCTGGCGACAGTCGGCGGAATGTCGGCGCTCGGTCTCCGCGACTCCCTCCTCCTGCGGGGGCGGGCACGCCGCCGCGAGGAGGGCCTTGGCGGCTACCTCACGATGATCTTCAGGCGGAGGCGGCCAACCGGGGGTGGGGCGGGCGGCCGGTAGTGGCATCCAATGTGTCATTTGCGGCAGCGTCCCGCCTGCAACGGTATAGAACGCGAGCCTGTTGTGCTTCATGTCGTGAATGCGCCACACCTTACCGTCTCGGATGAGCGCTCCGATGATTACTGTGTCTCTTGGTGCCGTCTCAATTGGTTGCCAGCCGGGCGCCTCTGACGGGGGCAGGCTGGGGGCGGGGGTGGGGCGGGCGTGCCGTATGACGCATCCCGTGGTGCCTCGCTCACAGACCCGACTCATCCACGACTTCACACAGCACGGACCAACGAGCGCCTCCCCCGGGGGCGGGCCTGGGGTCATTGTCCGCGATTCCCGATCGCGTGCTCGTTCGCTGGCCGCTCGCGCTTCTGCTTGGGTAACTTGGTCTTGGGCCAGCCCGTCGTGCGGCCCGTCGCCGTGACCACCGCGTTGTGTCGGGTCTTGCTGCTCTTCAACGGATGCGGATGCCTCATATCGCTCCTCCGGCGGGGGCGGGCACGCCGCGAGGAGGGCCGGATCGTGGTCACTCCGACGCGCCCCACAGGTGAGACACTCGTAGTCCTCTATTGGTTGGGGCGGGCACGCCGCCACGCCGTCCACAAAATCTGCCACCTTTTCACGTGCCTGCCCAAGGAGAATCACGGCATCGGTGAGTCGCACGTCGGCGGGCATGTCGTCCACGGCGCGAGCCGCCTCGAAGATCGCGCGCTCGGCTGTCACCATCCGACGAAGATCGCAACGGCGCGGAGGGTCGCGCACGGCCGTCGCGGTAAGTGGACTCTCCGGATTAACTTGCGTGTCCATTCGCGTATGATCCTCTTTCTTTTCTGAAGAGTGGGGCGGGCACGCCGCCACGAGATCGGCATACTTGACCACGTCTTGGACGTGACATTCGCCCACGACGGGGTTCCACACGGGCGCATAGAACCGTGGCAGCGTCGCGATCCACGCCGGGACGGTGGTCGGATCAGACACGAGAGCATCCTTTCCTGCGAATGGTCGATCGGCCACGTAGAGGTACTTCACGCCACACGCCTCCCGCGTTTCTTCGCCAACTGCCCTTCCACGCTCAGAAACTTATCGATGTCCTGCTCGATCATTTGCAGAATGAATTGGCCGCGCGCGGTGACGAAATAGCCCGTGCGGTCAAAATCCATATAGCCGCGTTCATCCTTCGCCTCGCGGTGTTCCAGAAGCCCTTCGCGGATCAGCGTTCTAGCGCCGGGAAGAAGATGCCGTGGGCTCTCGCCCCGCTCATACCCGAACGCCTTACCGTAGACGCGTGGCGCGTAGCATTTCATGATGTTGATTTGATTTCCGCTGAGGGTGAGAGTCCAGGTGATCATCGGCCCGCCTCGATCTGGCGTCGCTCTTGCTCCACAGGAGGTGCGGCGTGTGTCACGGTATGCAGGGGTGTAAACGAAGGCAGGCTGCCGCAGACTTTAGGTTCCCCAGACGGCGCAGCGGGCACTTCCCCACGATTGGCGCGTTGCCTATCGAGGGTAGGCCCGGAAGTATATCTTATGTTACCCTGCGTCACAGGGCCTTTATACGTTGTCAAGGTGGGCTTTCCGGCTCATCGCCGCCGCGACGGGAGACGGTTCGTCATCCTCAATAGCCACCCAGGCTTCCACAACGATGCCAGTGGCGGCTTCGATCTTGACTGCGTTGTCTAGTCCGGGGCGGCGCTTGCCGTTGAGCACCATGCTCAATTGCGTCGGGTCGATCCCGATGACCTTGGCCGCTTCGAGTTGATTTAGGCGACTCCGCTCAATCCACTGAGCCAGTCGCTCCCGCCCGATGAGTGTCGTTACCATTGCGTTCAGGATAGCCGATATGCCAATCGTGTGTCAAGCACAATGCGTGCACCGATAGGCAGCACGGCAATCGCTTGCGTGGTAAAGGTTTACCAGAACGTCAATGCCGCTGAAGGCCCTCGAGCAATTGCGCCAGAATATCGAAACCTTGCTCAGGGTCCGCAAGGAAGACCAGAAAACGCTCGCCGTGGCGATTGGCGTCCATCCCACCACGATCAACAAGTTTCTGAAGCGCACGCGCGAGTTGCAATTGGCAGACTTGGATAAGGTCGCCGACTTCTTCGGGATTGCGACGTATCAACTCTTCCAACCTGGGATCTCGAGTCTGTCGGAGCGCCGGCTCGTGGAACGCCGGGGCGGGCGGGAGCGGCGGATCGGCCACGCGCTCCGCGGCATGCACGTTGCTGCACAAGACATCCAAACCCACAGCCGTTCTGTAAAGGATGTCCCGCATGTCGTGGTCGCGCCCCCGCCGTCGCCGGCTGCCGCCGAGCTCAGACGCTACATTGCCGACTTTGAACGCCTCGCCAGCCGACTTCTTGCGCGGGCCGAGTCTGGGGGACAAGCTCCAAGTGCTCGCCTGGCACTCCCCAGCCCACGTCCACGTCGTCGAGTTGCTGGTGGATCAGATCCTCAGAAACCTTAAACCGCCCCTCTTGCTCTGGGCGCTCGCCCTGTTCAACGGCCTCTGACAGTTTCCGTACTTTCGCGATCCCTTCAAGAATCTATCGAGCCATGGCCGATTGTGCTTGCACCATCCCAAGCGCTTCGCTATACTCCCTGGCACATGCCACGGAAGAACCCGCACGCGGTCGCCCTCGGCCGCAGAGGCGGCAAGAAGAAGTCGCCTGCGAAAACGGCCGCGGCCCGCCGCAATGCGCGCAAGCCCCGGCCCCGGACACCCATCGGCCAGAAGAAAGCCCGACCATGACCCGTCTGATCGCCATCATGCTCCTCAGTAGTCTCTGTGCGGCGTGCGGCGAGAAAGCCAGTCCGTCGACCCCGACGCCCGTCACCCCCGCGTGTCAAACGAACGCGACCGCGATCCTCCACTTCGAGAACCGCACCACGACGCGGACCCATGACCTGTATCTCGACAACGCCAATGTCGCCCTGATCGGGCCGGGCCAGACCAGCCAAGCCTTTACCGTCGCGGCCGCCGTGCAGCACACCGTGCAATGGGTCTACACGAACACGCGGCTCGTCGCGTGTACCGCCACGCCCGTGCCGGCCATCTGTTCCACGACGACGTATTTTTGTGCGTTCTAGTTCACCCATCGGCCAGCACAGAAAGCCGCGCCCCATGAAACGTCTAATCGTCCTCGTGCTCCTTGCGAGTCTCTGCGCCGCCTGCGGCGACGTCATGGCCCCCTCGACCAGCCGTCCCACGCTCACACCCACGGCCACGCCCGTCTCGATCTGCGCGCCGCCGCCGGGATTTGAACTCGCCCCCTTGACGGGGATGCCGCGCGTCCTCCTCTGCCCGTAACGCTAAAGGGTTGGATTTCGCGCTACAACTTATATAGCGCAGGGGGACGCCTTGCTACCCTGCAGGGGTGATCCTCTGCTCCGGGGCCTTTGACGGCCTCCACGCAGGGCATGTGCGGTATCTTGAAGCCGCCAAAGCGCTCTGTGAACCAGATGAGTTGCTCGTCTGTGCCGTCGCCCCGGACGCGTACATTCAGACCGTGAAAGGCCGCGCACCCTCCTGGCCGCAAGCGCAGCGCCTGGCCACCGTCAAATGCTTGATGATGGTGGACGGCACGATCCGCCAAGAGAGTCTCACCGTCGCACCGGTCATCCGAACGCACCTGCCCCGCCTGCTGGTCAAAGGCCCCGACTGGAAAGATCGCCTTCCCGACGAGGTGCATCGGGCCTGCGCCGACGTGGGGACGACGATCGCCTTTGTGGACACACCGGGGACGCACGTGCGCGAGACGATCCGGAGTGATGAGGAGGCGCTCGCGCGATTCGAAGCGCTGGTCCTTTCCCAACAGCCCGCCGCGACGCCGTGGACGCCCGTCACGGATTATTCGTTCGAGAGCCGAAAGGCGATCGAGGGGATCCATCCCCAGTTGATCAAAGACGTGTTCGCCCCGCGCATCGTCATGGACGCGGGCATGGGGCCGGGCCATCTCGTGCATCTGCTCCGCGATCTCGACGTGCGGGCCTTTGGCTTTGACACCGGGCGCGGGGATACCTGCTACGGCAACCTCGCCTGTCCCTACCCCGAGACCATGCACCGGAATCCCGAGCAGCCGACGTGGCGGGGGTTCCCGAATCTCTGGCGCGGGTATGACCTCGTCATCTGCCGGGAAGTCCTGGAGCACTTGACCGTCCGCGACATCTGCCACGCCGTGCGGAATCTCTGCCACCTGAGTCGGCAGTACGTGTACGTCACGACGCGGTTTGCGGCCGCGCCGACGCATCTGCTCGACGTGGACACGGCCGACGATCTCGATCCGACACACATAAGTCTTCTGAATATCACGTTGCTCCGAGCGCTCTTCGTACTGGAGGGCTTCAAGCGGCGCGCCGATCTCGAAGTGAAGATGGACTGGAAACAGGTGGGCCGGTGTCTGGTATATGAGCGCGTTTGATCTACATCTACGGACTCGGACGGAACTCAAACTCGTGGTTGAACTGTTGGCGTTCGGGGCAATGCACGGAGACGTCCCCTGTGTCGGCCCAGACCCCGAACAGCTGCGATTGCGGCGCATTTTGAACCGCGCCCAGCGGGGGCGGCCCATGGTGAGACGCTGGCGGCGGCGCGTCTGCGGGCATGATTGACGCGGTCCTGTCCTATCACCTCAACCCGCTCACGTGCGGCGTGGCGAAGTTCAATCAGCAACTCGCGCGCCGACTCGGCGTGCCGTGCTTGCCGCTGGACGCTGCGCCGTCGCATCCACTCGTGTCCATCAAGTTCTCCGAGATGGAGTTCCCGCTTGCCCTAGGCGAATGGCACAGAAACACCTTCGATCTACTCCTCCATGATCGGCAATGTCGACCAGACGCGGGCATCATCAGCCGCGCGCAACGCGTCTTCTACGCCGACGAGATCGGCTGCCCCTCCACGCTGGACGGGAACCCCAATCGCGGCCTGTTGAACGTGCTCCTCTTCGGCATGGCCCACAAACTCAACGGCCAGACAGTGTATCTCGATCGCGTGCGCGATCTGTTGGACCAATCCCGCGTCGACTACGCCGTGAGCGTCTCAACCGCGGTGCATGAAGGGACACCCTGGGACGGCGCGTTTACCACGACGGTGGAGACGTTGCGCCACGTGTTCGGGCCACGACTCCGCGTACTGGGGTATCTGGCCGATGATGCGCTCGCCCGCGAGCTCCAGACGTGCCAGGCCGTCGCGCTCTTCTTCGATCCGGCGGCGCGGGCGAACAACACCACGATCTGGGCGGCTCTCGAGGCCGGGTGTCCGTTGATCACGAACCTGGACTGCGACTCCCCCGCAGAGTTGATCCATAACGAGACCATGTTTGACCTCGCGCGGTTGACGGACTGGCCGCACTACCGGTTGCGTGATGACGTGGCGAAGCGCGGTAAGGTCCAGGCGAAGGGCCGGAGTTGGGATCAGCTCCTCGAGATCCTCCGTGCGTGAGTTGACGATCGCCGGCCGGCGGATCGCTGATGACGCGCCGTGCTACGTGGTAGCGGAGATCGGCGGGAACCACGGCGGAGATGTGTCCGTCGCGCGCCAGATGATCCGGGAAGCCGCGCAGTGCGGCGCGTCGGCGGTCAAGTTTCAGAAGCGAGAGAATGAGACGCTCTATGCCCACGAACTCCTCCAAAACCCGTATCAGAACGAAAACAGCTTTGGCGATACGTACGGCGCGCATCGAGCAGCGCTTGAACTTGCTCCGGGAAGCCTGCGGGCTCTTGGATCGACGGCTCGCGGCGTTGGAATCGCGTGCTTCGCCACCGCCTTCGACGAACGCTCCGCGGATTCTTGTGCCGAGTTAGGCTTTCCCGCGATCAAGATCGCGTCGGGCGGCTTGACGGATCTGCCCCTCCTCCGGCACGTGGCCGAGTTCGGCACCCCGGTGTTGCTCAGCACTGGCGGCGGGACGCTGGCCGACATCAACCGCGCTGTAAACGTGTTAGGCGCCTGTCCCCATGCGATCCTGCACTGCGTGGCAAGTTATCCGTTGCAGCCAGAGGAAGCGAACCTCCGCGTGATTGGCACCTTGCGCCAGCGCTATCCCTCCACCGTGATCGGGTTCTCGTCGCACTCGCCGGGGATCGCGTTCTCGTTGATTGCCTATGCGTTCGGAGCGCGCATCATCGAACATCACTTCACGTTGAACCGCGCGAGCAAGGGCACCGATCATGCCTTTAGCCTGGAGCCGAAAGGGCTGAGCACGCTGGTCGAGGACCTCGAGAAAATCCGCCGCGCGATGGGCGACGGGATCAAGCGCTACTATCCGAGCGAACTGGGGCCCATCAGCAAGATGCGGCGACGCCCCACGGCCCACGGGATGCAGATTACGGGAGCCCGCGATGCCCTTGATTGAACGGTTTGAACCCCGTGAGCTCGGCCCGAAGCCCTGGGGCTCTGAACTCCTCATCGCGCAGACTGAGACGTACATCGGCAAAGTCCTCGTCATGCACGCCGGCCACCGCGGCGGGTTGCAATACCACCGCGTGAAGGATGAGACGTTCTACCTCGTGTCGGGGCATGCCGTTGTGACCTCCGACGACGGCGCCGGGTTGGTGATGCGGACGATGCACGAAGGCCAGAGTTATCACATTCCCCCCGGTGCCGTGCATCAGGTGGAAGCCGTGACCGAATGTGTGTTTTTCGAAGTGTCGACGCCGGTGTTTGAGGACCGGGTACGGGTCGAGCATTTGTATGGCTTGCCGGAAACGGGCGGCTTGCCGACGAGCCGCTAGTCCCATGTGTCAGTGTCGAAAATCTTCGAGAAATAGAGGCGCTTGGGTGGTGGCGGAATGGTCTCGTTATATCGGCAGCGCCACTGGCCGCCCTCGAATCGGCAAGTGACATATGTCGCGCCGTGGTCGTCGACCGTCACGAGCATGTGTGAGCCGTTTGATGCTGGGGTTCCGCACATCTGGCAGATTGCCTTATAAGCCATGACACTATGGTAGCACTCATTCCCGCCCGCGCCGGGAGCCAGCGCGTCACCGGCAAGAATACGAAGCCGTTGGGCGGAGTGCCGTTGATCGCCTGGACGATTGCGGCGGCGCAGGAGAGCGGCGTCTTCGATCGCGTCTGTATCGCCACGGATGATCCGGCCGTTCGTGCGCTGACCCCGTGGGATGGCCGGACGTTCTTTCATGATCGCGCGCCGGTCGCCGATCATCAGGCGGACATTGACTGGATCCGCGAATACCTCTCGGCTCATCCACGCCCATATACATTCGCCGTTCTCCGCCCCACGTCGCCCTTCCGCACGGCCGCGACAATTCAGCGCGCGTATAAAGCGTTCACCGTGTGCGATGGGACGCACGACTCGCTGCGCGCCGTCGAGCCCGCCAAGCAACATCCCGGCAAAATGTGGGAATGGGCGGGGCGCGGCTATCCCATCACGCCGCTCTTGCGAGGCACGCGATCGGATGGCGTCCCCTGGCATTCCTGTCCGACACAGACCTTGCCAATCTTCTACGTCCAGAACTCCTCGCTGGAAATGGCGTATACCGCAAACGTCGAGGCGCACGGCACAATCCACGGGCGGAAGGTGATGCCGTTCTTCACGGAGGGCCTGGAAGGCTTTGCGATCGATTACCCGGAGGACTGGGACCGGGCGGAGCGGCTCGTCTCGTCGGGCGCGGTGGCAATCCCGCGGGCCTTCAGAAACTTGCGGTCATTGACGGAGAGCGCGTAAGTCGTCGTGGGGTCGGTCGGGGCCACCTCGGTCCATTTCGTGAAGCAGCCACATGCTGAGCACGTGGTGGGCAGCGTCGCGCCCAGAGGCAACGCCCAGCCGCATTTCGTGCAGTAGAACGCCTCCATACGTCACCACGCGGGCCGCTGAAACCGGGCGCGGAGTTCCCCCACGGTCATCTTGCGCGCCGCCTGCAGGGTAAACTCGTCGCACGTGTCGATCAGGAGCTGCAGTTCCGCGTCGTCCGCTTCCCAGATCAACATCGTGGTCCGCTTCTCATTGAGCGTCGCCCGGTCCCAGTTCGTCGCACGCGGCGTGTCTTTGTCTTCGGGGAACATCAGCTCTCCGCTATCGTCCGCGGCACGACCCACTGCGCTTTCTCGAGCACGACCGCTGGCGCGTGCACGTTCCCACTCGGCAACGTGAACCAGGCGCTATACCCTTGATAGCCTTCCGAGTCGATCTGCAGCATCGCTGTCCCCGTTTCCTGGCCGAGCACGCAGTACAAGATCCCCTCCGAGTTCAGGCACACAACGGCGGGAAAATCCTCGGTTGTGATCAAGCCCACGGCATGGAGCAACAATTTCCCGGCCCCATAGACGGGCACCATCAGGACGTGCGGATCGCTGACCGGCAGCACCGGGACGAGCGTCGGGGCTTTAGCGCAACTCGTCACAAGGACCAACGCCGCGAGGGCTTCACTCCGCATCGGTGCAACACCAGCGGATGAAACGAAACATCATCGCCATCCCGAGCAGAAGGCCCAGGCACACGCCCCAGGTGAAGACGTAGATCAAGAGCACCCACGTCACAGCGGGCCCCCCTCGAAGAGGTGCCACAAGAGCAAGCCAATTGAGACGACGCCAAATGCTTTCCACCACGGCCGGCCGCGGGTCATGCGCTGCACCCACTGCGAGATCGTCGGCCGTCCGGTCCCGATCGCCCAGAGTTCAAAGATCACCAACCCGACCATGACGGCCAAGAGTGCCCAGCCGCCCGCGTTCGAGTCGTGGCGGTCCGGGATCGGTTCGATGGGCAGCTCCGTCAGCACGCCGTCCAGCGGCGCCGCGGCGACGCAATCAGGGGGCAATGTCTGGGTCATGCCATCATCAACGCGGCGTAAAAGCTGATCGCGCACGCGCGCTCGCCGTCCGTAAACAGCCTCGGTTCATTCCACCAATCGCCATGAAATGTTCCGCCCGCGCCGCAGCGCGCGTGTTCGCCCATGCACTCTGCCACCCGCGTATCGTGGCCGTACTGCTGCGGCTTGATGCTCTCTTCAGGCACGTAGGGGCACGGCGTCGGAAACGTGTCCTGAAAGACGTATGGCGAATAATTGCTCAGCATCTTCCCAATCGAGCCCGAGCGCCGTGCGTGATATGTCGCGTAATCCCACAGCGGCTTCACGGGCTGCACGTCCGATAAGCCGCTGCCGTGACTCGCGAGCACGCCGCTCGGCCTGGAGAACCGCTGCGGATCGATCTTCTGGGTCGCGTGGCCGGCTTCATTCACGAGTTCTAGTAGGACATGCGGATAGGCGCGGGCGACCTCGCAGGTCTGGGCATAGTGATCTTGCTGTTCGCCCGGGTCGGGCATCATCGCGAGCGTGTCCGCGAAGACGACCCATTCGACCGCGAAGCCCGCCGCGGCGGTTTGGGCGAAGGTGTCCCGGACCGCTTGCCAGTACCCCGGCGTCCGATGCGACAGGGACCAGCCGGTGTTGTTCTTTTTTAAGCCGAGGATCCGCAGCCAGTTACACCCAGCGTCGCGACGGTCCTGGAGGATCGGCTGAATGTCTCCGCCCGTCAGCAGGACTTCTGTCAGCCGGAACTCCGTCGCGCCACGCACAAGGAACCGCACGCCGGCTTGCGTGAAGTGATCGCCATCGATTGCGAGCGGGCCGCCTGGCTGGTGCATGGGCTGCAGCAGCAGATCCGGCCACTCGACATCGACGAACGGCGGGGTCAAGGTCGGATCAATATTGACGCTCTCGGACGAGGTCACGTACCCGTCAGCGTCGGCCCGCAGTTCCACTTGATGCCAGTCGGTCGAGATCCCGTCAATCCGCACGCGCCCGCTCGCATCGGTATGGCCACAGCGGTCATTGACGCAGACCACCGCGTCCACGAGCGGCGCGCCGTCGGGCGATCGCACGGTCACACTAAACGCGCGGGTCATGTGTCTCCTTTCGCCAGCATCCACGCTGCCCGCGCCCGCGCGATCCGAGCGGGACTCTCGAGCCACGCCTCGATCCGCCGTTCCATCTCGGCATGCTCGGCCGCATCATTCCCGGTGAGCCGCCCCAGACAATACGGGCAGATCACCTTGACGACCTTCGATCGCGGACCAGTGGGCTGCTGCTGTCCTTGGCTCCACCTGCCGAGTAAGGCCGGGACCGCGTGCGGTTCGGGCGTGGTGTATCTCATAACCGATAGACGCATTGCCGCTCGACGATGACAACGAGCGTCGCGCCGACGCTCACTGTATACGGACTGACGACGGCACAGAGGGGCGCGTTAGCACGAAAGGGACCGACCGCGCGCTTTCGAGAATGCCGTCGGCCAAGGTCACTTCAAAGGTCTGCTGGCCGCTCGCCGTGAGCGCGGCCGTAATGGCTGACATCGACACCGTCGCCGTACAGGTGTTGACGTTCGGCGTCACGGTCGTCGTGAGCACGCAGGTATCCGTCAACGAAATCGCGACGTTGTTGACGTAGAGCACCGCCGTGTAGCCTTGCACGGTCGCCGCGGGCGTGGTCGCGGGGTACGTGTAGATCGCGGTGGCCGCTTGGGCGAACACGGGCGAGGCGAGCGCGAGGACGACAACGACGCTGAGGATCAGGACTTTCAATTCAGGCTCCTTTGGTGACTTTGACCACTTCCGATTTCAAGCTGGTAATTTCCCGGCGCATGTCTGTGATGAGGCCTTCGGCGTCGGACAATTTCTCCCGCAGATGCGTAAATCCGCCGTTGGTTTGCTCTTCGATCTTCGCCGTGGCCACGGTGAGTTGATCGGCTTTGTCGTGCCCGATCTGGATCGCGTCGGCCAGCTTGGCGTTCTCGGTTTCGACTTTATCGGAGACGGCTTTGGCGACGGTGACGACCTTCAGCGCCAGTGCCGCCCGATCTTCTTGATCCCATTTCCGCTGCCGCCCCTCGCGAAAGTACTGGAACAGCGACGTGCCGATACCCGTGCCGATGACCGTCGCCAGGAGCGCGGCGGTGCCGGTGTCCATTAGCCGGTGACCTCCACGACACGTTTGACCTCCACGAGCCACACGGTGCCTTCGCCGCGCCGATCCAAGGCCGCCGTCACTTGGTCCGCCAAGCCGGCCAACGTGGCATCCCGGGCCACTATCTCCATGGTTTCCCGGTGCTTCACCAGGGCCACAAAGGGTTCGGGAGGTAAGGGCTGGGTCGTTTTGACCACGGTCCGCGCGATCTCATTCGCCGCAAATGCCGCCACGGCGGGCCAGAACCCCTCCCCTTTGGGGGTGGATTCGCTCACCACTTCCAAGAGGTGGGCGAGGCGTTGGACGAGGACCGGATCAGCCATACGGGGCTTCGTCTTCTCTTTCGCTAGACGACTGTGCTACACCTACTAGCTGAGGTAACCCATGCGCGTCCTTCTGATCACGATTGTGCTGGCCACGTGCGGGTATCCACTCAAGCCCCTCACGCCGTACGGGTGTAAAGACATTCGCGGGGTGTGCATCTGCGACAGCAACGGCGAGCATTGCGAGTGGCAATGGGTCTGTGTGCCCTACTGACATCGTGATCCGACGCTTCGCCGCGTGGATTGAGTATTGGTGGCCCACCCTCTGTTGGCCACTCGCGCTCATCGTCTTATTGCTCATCTTTGGCTGGCCCTTTTAGTTCACGCATAAACTGCAGCGCCCTGAGAATCTGAGCACGCGTTGCCACCGGCGCGACCACACGCTTGGAGGCAATCCCAGCCCCAGCCAAGACCGGCTTAGACGTGAGTGCGCGGTAGGCGGCATACGCCGTTCCCGCCCCAATCGGTCCGCCAGTGATCGCGCCTCCACCGGCCGTCGCGGCTCCGATCAAATTTGTGAGCCGAGTTGGCTGATGCGTCGCTTCTTCCAACGCCTGCGTTAACCCAATCAGCGCTTGCGTCTGGCGATTCGACGCGCCGATCTCGCTGACGCCGACGCGTTCAGCGTTCGCTTCGATGGCTTTCCGGTACGCCTGGGCGACTTTTAAATCACTCATCGCGTCGATGTCTTTGATGATTGCGCCGCGCTCCTGCGCACGAAACGCGGTATCAGCCTTAGCCTGCGCAGCTTGCTTGAGTTCGTTCGCCGTCGTGAGCGGAACCCCAGTTGGATTACGGGCAGCCAGTTGTCTGGCGCGGTTCGATACATCGATCCGCTCGTCTGGGCCGCCGAGCCGATAGCGCAGGCCAGCTTCTCTGGCCGGGTCGCGTAACGCGGGAATCACTTGCGCACGCACGTCCACAGGAGCCGCTCCGGCCGTCTCCGCCCGTTGCAATAATCCCCTGGTGTTCGCAGCCGATCCCTCTAAGGCGGACTCCGCTCGAGCCATCCCGCCTTCCGTCGGGAGCACCGCGCGGGCCATGCCCTCTTCCATCGCCCCAGGAAATGCGCGATTGATGCGTCGACTCGGATTCACGGCCGCGGTGTAGAGTGCTTGGCCGCCAGACCCAGCCACCTTCGCTGGTAGCGCGAGCGGGTTCAACGCTTCAGAGATCTGGCCGATGGTTGTGGCTGATTTGAGAAAGCCACCAGCCTTCGCGGCCGTCGCCGCAGGGCCTAGCACGAGCGACAAATCAGAGGCCATCCCAACTGGGTCGTTGTACGCAGTGGCGAGCCACGCATCGTACGAGCCGTAGCGCTTTTTAATAGCGTCAACGATCATGCTGCCTGTCTGCGTCGGTTCCTTGGCGAGCTTGGCGATCGTTTCAATGGTCTGCAGAGGATGCATAACGGCGTTCCCAAAACCTGACGCCATATTCATCCCGCTCGTGACGACGTTCCGCGCGAAGCCCATCGCACTTGGCTGCTCGATCGGCGCACCACTCGGCGCTGGTTGCCCAGCGTTTGGATCGGTGGAGAGATAGCCCTCTTGGCCAGCGTTTGGATCCATCGAACGATATTGCGGCATCAGGGCACCCCCGCCGCTTTCCAGCCCTTGCCATCCCAGACGGCAGGTTGTCCGTTGACCGTGCGTCGCTCACCAACCGCCGGTCCGCTGGTCGTCCCACCATCGCCGCTCCGGATGTTGCCCGCCGTCGTGCGGAAGCCTTCAATCACCCGCCGCCTTGCGCTTTGCTTCTGGCGAATCACGGCCGCGGAATCACCAGGCTGCACAAAGTAGATCTTGTCAAAGCGGGTGTATTCAGAGGGCTGAATCGCCGCGCCAGACTCACGCCGCAGGGCCGCGTTGATGAACTCATCCCGCCCTTGGGCGTAGAGCTGGCCTTGTGGCGACTTCAAGAGGTTCGGCAGTTGAACATTCGCCTGCGCGCCGAGCGAGGCCATCGTGGCTTCGAACGGTGTCACGTTCGTATGCGCCGACTCACTCCGTGAGAGGTAGGCGGCCGAGAGCTTGCTCGTATCTGAGGCCCGGCCCGCCCCGGCACCCTGCGGTAATGACACCAGCGTCGTCTCGCCGGTATCCATGTTGATCCGTACAAGGCCTGTCGTGCCGTCCGGGTTGGTAATCGGTTGCACGTTGAAACGGTTGCGCGGTTGCCCCGCGGTCCGGTCATCGGCCTGGCCGTACTTCTTCCGGGCGCCTTCGATCTGCGCCTGCCGCTCCGGCGGCGCGTCAATGTATTCCTCGAAACTCCCGGGTTGCGCAGACGGTCGTGTTTTCACATACGGCTTCGCCGGTTGCCCGCTCGCATCCATCGCCGGCGCACTGAACAACGCCCGGAGCGCGGAGGGTTTGATGTCCCCGAACTGCTCACCGGTTTTCAGCGTGATCGAATCGCCAGCCATCGCTTCGGGGCCGTACTGTTTCTCCGCCCGCTCGTACAACGCTTTCGCGCGCCGCTTCTTCCCTTCCGACACCAGCTGCGTCATGTTCGGGAGCGGGCCTTGCGGGGTCCCCGGCGGTACGCCGTAGTCCTGTTGCGCGCCGAGTCTGGCGACTGTGAGTTGGTTCTGTGCCTGCAACGGATCGGCGTCCGGCGGCAGAATCTCTTCGGGCGCCTTTTGCAGCGCGCCGAGCATGCCCTGATTTTCGTTGCGGTACGCACTCACCCGCGCCAAGGCTTGCTGCGCCGCCTGATGCGCGGACGTCTGCTGCTGTTGCTGATTCGCGCGCTCGTTATCCGCCTGCAGGTTCTGGATCTGGGCGTCCGCGAGCGCATCCTGTCGGCCCATCGTGTGGGCTTGCAGCTGCTGTTGGCGGATCCGATCTTGGGATTGCAGATACCCTTGCATCATCGCGGCGGAACGTGGATTCCCCGGCTTGCCGAGCGCCAAGGGCGCCAGCGCGAGCAACTGATCCCAATCGATGCCCATTACCGCGTCCCTCCCTGCCCCGTCAGATACGGCAGCATATTGCCGAGCATCTGCCAGTACTGGGCGTTCTGCTGATCCTGATACTGGCCCTGTTGGTTCTGGGCGTTGTAGAGCTGCATCGCGTTATTGAACAGCGCATCGGGTGACCCGCCCATGCCCATCGCCTGCAAGGCGTCGGCTTGCGCTTGCGCCGGCAACCGATAGAGCTGTTGCGAGAGATTGATCCCCTGCTCGCGCGGCTTGTTCATCGCCGCGTCCAGCATCTGCAAGTACTGCAGATCCGCCCCGCCCGCGCCGCGTTGAATCCCCGGAATCGCGCCGAGCAAGGCTTGCGCTTCCTGCTCCCGGGAGCGCTTCTCATTGATCTGGCGGTACGCGAGATCGCCTTGGGCAGCCGCGCGGCGTTCGTCAAACCCGCGATTGACCTGGCCGAATAGCTCTTGGGCCACACCCGAGGTCGGATCGAACCCGCGCGAACCGACGTTCTCCAGGGCCCGTTTGTTCGCCGCCGTCCGGTCGCGTTCGATCGGGTCGAGCATCTGGGTCCGCAGGATTTCCTGTTCCGCCCCGGTGTAGGCCGGTTGCTGGAGTTGGCTCGCCCGCTGGCCCAGGAAATCCGTCAAGCGTTTGGTCGCGCCTTGCGCGTCGGTCATCTGCCCGCGCAGCCCGACATTTGCCTGCCCTTGGGCCGTGCGTTGCGCCTCGAGCGCCTGCATCTGCTGCATCAGGTACGCTTCAAACTGCCGCGTCGAGGGATCCCCAAATTGGGCGGTATACCCGCCGGGCATCGCCCCATTGGCCCCGTTGAACGCGGCCATGTACGAACTGGCGCTGTTCCCTTGCACGCCCGGGGTGTTCGGGTAGCCGGCGAGCTTGCCCCCCGGGGCCCGCATCGCATTCCCCGCTGCCGTGCCGATCCCGGTGACCCCACCAACATTGCCTTGGTAGCCGTTGTTCTGCTCCGCCTCCCAGCGTGGCCCGCCGACCAGCGTGTGTTGCACGCGCTGATGTGGCCCGCCGTAATCGTAGTACTCATCGTAGATGTTGCCCTCGGGGCTCCTGATTTTGTCCCCGCTGACTTGTGTCCAGCCCTGGAATTCTGGTCGCCTGAGCACGTCGCCGATACTCCCGCTCGCGGCCAGCGTCGTACCCGCGAGGTACTTGTGCGAGGTGCCCTGCGTGGGATCCCCCCATTTCCTGGCATCAAAGCCGAGCGGGGCTGCCGCCGCGCGCGCGTCCGTGATCTGGCGCTGCTGCTGCACGGGATCACCGCCGCCGAAATCCGTCGCACTGTACGGATTCGCGGGCGCGTCCGCGGCTGGCGCTGGTGGCGGCGCATACGGATCCGTCCGCGCCACGGGCTGCGTCGTATTCACGGGCCGACGCTGGCGCGTATAGTCAATCAGGGCCATTAGCGGGGCCTCCGAGTGGTGGCGAGGCGTTGGACGGCTTGCTGCATCGGATCCGAGGCCATTGACGGGGACGCACTCGCGGGCGCGGTCAACGTCGGCAGCATGTACGGGCCTTGCTGCGCACTGGTCGGCAAGCGCGACTGGGCGAGTTTCAAGATCGATTCATAGAGCGGGTTCTGCATCAGCATCCGCTGCTTTTGCAGATTCAGGATCTCTTGCAGTTCCGGAGGCGTGCCACCGCTCGCGCCGCCGCGACTCGTCAACGCGCTCCCAACCGCAGGCACGAGCGCAGGCGCCGCCTTTGCGAGCGTCCGCCCCACACGGGACAACGCGCCGCCCGCGCCGACTTCGGTCGCACCCGTCACCGCGGCGGGCAACGACGCCGCGCCGCCCCCGACCCCGGTCAAGCCGATCCCGCCCCCGGTGCCAAAGCCCGATCCAGCCAGACCCGTGACCGCGCCGGTTTCGCCGATGCCGACCCCGCCCGCGCCGGTAGCCCCCGCGGCGCCCGCACCGCCGCCCCCTAAGGCACCGAGCGCGGCCCCACCGCCGACAATCGCCCCGAACCCCAGCGCCGACTTGCCAATGTCGGCCGCAATATTCCGGTCCACATACAACCCGTTGTCGTTGATGTGATACCCATGCGGGATGGGGATGCCCCATTCCTTGGCGTAGCGTGTGATGGTGTCGGTGCCGAGCGCCTGCCGGATGTCGATCCCACGCCGCGCCGCTTCCGCGCGGTAGCGGTCGTTGAACGCCTTGATCGCCGGGTCTCGCTCACGTTTCCCCATTGCCTTAACCCATCGCCTGCAGGGACGTCCGCGTCAGGACCTGTTTCGCGTCCAACAAGGCGACGTCCAGCGTCTCGAGCCGCGCCGTCAGATCCGCTTTCTGGTGCCGCGCATACCACGGCAGTTTCGCCAGCGCCTGATGGATCTGGGCCCCGTCCTGCTTGATCCGATCAATCGTCAACTGCGCCTGCTGCACCGGGAGATCGGCTTTCGGTTCAAAGGCGTACTGATAGCTCGCCTTGCAGATCGGGGCACTCTCGGGGAGCACGATCTTGATCCCGCGCCCCGTGGCCAAGCCGATCAGAAATTCAAAGTTCGGCCGTTGCTGCACGTATTCCCACTGCGTGGCGAGGTGAATCCCGTAGATGTGAATCTCCTGGTAGCCTTCCGCGATGGCGAGCATCAGCATCCACGCGGGCGTCGACACTTCGTAATCGGGCCCGGGCCCGACGGTGCCTTTGCGCGAATACCGCAACGGCCAGAACGGTTTGAACCACTCAAGGAGTTGCGCTTTGGGAAACGTGACGCTCGTCGGGAAATCCTTCCGGGCTTCGGCGAGAATCACCGGCATGGCGCGGGTTTTTAACCACTCCAAATGTCCTTCGGGGCGGAGATAGACGCCCAACGGGACCGTCTGCGGGTCGACCACGCGTTGATCGCGCGGGCGAAAGGACATTTGATGGAACGGATGCAGATCGAACCACTTGTCCGCCCGTGGGACACCGATCAGATACGCATCGTTGAGGCCCCAGACTTCGATCGTCTTGTCCTGCCAGGGACACTGACTCCACGAGGGCGCTGTGCCGATGATGGCGCAGCGTTTGAGAGGGGCCGGCGTCGTCATCGCCGTATTCGTGACCGTCGTCTCGCTCATGCTCACTCCAGGTACAGAAAACACGCCGCGCTCGTCGAGCCCGCTTCCGTCTTGAGATAGATCCGCTGCCCATCCGCCGCCCGCGTGACCGTTAACGGGATACTCCGGGCCCCCACGACGTCCAACGGCACAATGGGAATACAGAGATAGGGGGTCCGGCCCATGCCGTGCACGATCGAAAACTCGCCCGTCGAACTCGCCGTCGTGCTGCTGACGTAATACCCCTGAAACGATTCGCTCTTGGTCTGATGATCCACTGGGCCCCATTTCCCGTTCGGGAGCACATAGCGAAACACCTCGGTCAAGGCGCGTTTCGTGTTCGCCTCGAGCCCGCCCAAGAGCGCTTCCACGTACCCAGGAATCGCCATTTAGAGTTTCACCAGGGAGAACCACGTGCCCCCCACGCCACTCGACAGACTCATCGTGGAATGCCCCAGGTTATTGAGGGCCGCCACCGCATACCCGCCCACCACATCGAAGCGCTTGTACGCCTCACACAACACGACGTTGCCGCGGCTGCTAGCCGCCACCGTCTGGTTCCCGATCGACGTGCCACTCGAATCCGTGATCCCCGCGATCCGCACGCCAGCCTCGGTCGAGGAGAGACTGACCTGGAACACATAGCGATAGAGCCCCGTCGATTGCGGAATCAGGCGCTCCGGATTCGTCCCCGTGGAGTGCATGGACGAATTCGTGAGGATGCTCTGTGCGAGCCAGGCCACCGTGCTCAGCGCCGAGGAGCCAATCGTCACCGTCGAATCCAAGTACACCAGCGCCGCATCGGGCGGGGGCGTGACGGGCCGGACACTGAAGGTGGACCCCGCCGCCTGCAGGGTCGTGATCGTGGACGCCCCCGAGACTTGCAGGCTCGTGACCGTCGCCCGTGAGGAATTCAGGTTCGCCGTGCCGTTCAAATAGCCGGCTTCGATCGCGTTGACTTCATCCTGCAGATCATTGACGTGCGCCGCTTGGATGACGTCGCCGGTATTCTTGGACGTGAAACTCTTGACGCTTGTGGGGAAACTGGCCATCGGTTACTCGCTGAACGCTCGGGGCGCCGGCTCCGGCACGATCCCGATCGCGTAGGTGAACATCCGGAACGACTCCTGCCCCGAGTACGACGTTTTGATCCACACCGTCCGGCCTTCGGCGCCCAGCGGCAGCATCGTGTGAAACTTCCGCCGTCCGGCCCCGGCATAGAGGCCCCCGCCATAGGTCGTGCTGCCGTAGGACGCGAGGCCCGCGCCGATGCCGATCGAGATCTGGCCCTGGCTCACGTTATCCACGACCGCTTCGACGGTGAAGGCGCCCGCGTGCGGCTCGTATTCGCCGTGCACGTCAATGAACCGCGCCCGGTTCAACCCGGTGGCCAAGTGCGAGCCTTCGTATTCGGCGACCATATTGGAACTGTTGGCCGTCGTCCCGACACTCTCTTCGAATAGTTGCCCATTGGTCGACGCCCACGACAGCAACCGGCCGCGGTTGCCTTGCGTCGGTTCGTTGCCATCCCACAGGATGTAGCCCCCAATCGCCCGATCGGTGTCGGCCCACGCGGGGGTTTGCGCTTCGCGGGTGCGATTCAGATCCAGGACCCATTCCCCCGGTTCCGCCCGCGGATAGAGCCGGGAGACACTCACGCGCAGTTCCTTATACGGGAAGTGATACGCGCAATCGATCAAGGCCAACGCCGAGGCGGCCGTGTTTTTTACCAAGTCGCGCCAGCCCGGCTCAATGTCATGCGAGAGGTATTTATCCGTCGCGCCATCGAACAGAAACACCCCATCGGCCGCGGCGTGCACGATCCCGTTTTCGATCACCGTGGCCGCGCGCGGGCCCAAGGCCCCGGTTTGCGCCCCCGCACTCGGCTTGACTTCGAAGTCGAGCGACGTCTGCCCGAAGATGAGAAACGGTTTGTTCTGCCCGAAAACGACGAGCGTGTCCCCCTGCCCGATGACGGTCGTGATCTCGTCACCGCGTTCAAAGGGCAGATCGATATAAAAGAGCGTCGGCCAGGACTGCGGCTGGAAGATCTCCGTGAAGTGCAGCCGGTTCCCGATCGTCCCGTCCGGCGCCCACCAGCGGTTCTTCCAGATGACCGCGAATTTGTACGCGTCCGGGGGATTGTGATTGGTCGGCGCTTCATCATTCGCCGACCACGCCGACGACGTGATGGTGAAGGTTGAGCTCACCCCGGCCGACATCGCCCCGCTCGTGGCTTTCCGGAGCACCGTTTCCCCGGCCGTTTTGTTCCTGGCGTAGACGACAATGGCGTCCACTTGGGCGTCGGAGGAGTTCGGGATCTGCAATTGGATCGCGCCCGTCGCGCCCAGTGACCGGGTCGACAGTTGCGTGGACACGTTCGATTCGTGCCCGGTCCCGCGGTCCTTGTAGCTGTGCCCGAATTCAAAATCAGAGGCCGAGAGCGATCCACTCGCCACACTCGACGCCGACGAGATGCCCGTGGAGCCATCAATGCCCATCCGCGTCCAGGTCGTGCTGCCCGTGCTTTTCCACGGCCGGTTCGCCCCGTCAAACACGGCTACCAGCGTGCGGTCATACGGGAAGAACACCTGATTCGTTTCGCTGACGGTCGAGTAGTCAATCACCGAGGACTGCACGCCGTTATCCGGCGGCCGGTAGACATTCCCGCCCCAGGCGAGCAGCATGAACTGCGTCGAGGCGAGATAGATCCGCCGCGCCCCTTGCGCCCGTGAACTGCCGAGCGTCGTAGTCGAAAACGCCGTATGGCCCGGCCGGACGACGATTTCTCCGGGCGAGGCCAGTGAGTAGTTTTTGAGCACACGGGCGCGATCCCCGGCCACCAGGGTCGGACTCCGCCGCAAGTCCAAGCCGCCGGACAGATCCTGGACGTCGAGGACCTGATAGGTCGGGCTCGCGGTCGGCGGCCGGGTTTTGATCGCGCTCTTCGCCATCTAGTACGGACTCCACTGCCCCGGGAAGCCGCGGCGCGGCATGCCAGGCTCAGGCGGATGAATCGTCTGATCAGGGGGGCCGCCTGGACCGAGATCGATCGGCGGCGGGGTCCCGAGTTGAATCTCCGGCGGCGCGGTGCCTGAGCCCGGTTCCGGCGTGAACTGCCCTGGCCCGTTCGGATCGGTCGGTGTGAAGCGCGGACCAGGCGCGGGCCCCATCGGTGGCGGTCCGCCCATGCCGCCCTGGCGCATCCGCGCCAGGCGCATCAGGGCTTCGAGCAGCGGGTTACTGGCGCCGCTCATCGGATCGAACCCGCCCGGCTGCATCCCGGGAATGCCGGGCATCGGGCCGACACTCCCCGACGGCATCCCACCACTCCCTGGTCCACCCAGAAGACTCGGCGGCGCGAGGCCCCCCGGCCCGGAGAACTTCGGCAGGCGCAGCGACAAGAATTTGACCGCTTGCTGTTGCGGCGTGATCCCGCCGGTCTGTCCGATCCCGCCTTGCTCCGGTCCCTGTTGCTGATCGCCCCCAGGCACGAAGTTGACGCCAAACCCAGCCATGTCAGTGCTCCTCTTTCAGCTTCAAACTGCCCGCCTGCGTGAGATCCACAATCGCCGGCTCAACGGCTTTGCTCTCGCAATACGGCCCGCTACAGGCGCCGGTAAACCGGGGCGGGCGCGCGAGCGTGCGCGCGATCCGCGTCTCCCCGCACGTGGGACATGTCGGCGCCGTCGTCACCTGTTCACCGACGGTCGTCCCGTGCCCGCATGTAAACCTGACGGTGATACTCATTGGCGGAGACAGTTCTGTAAGCCTTCCATCGTGTACCGCGCGTAGTCTTTCGCTAACGAGAAGGTTCGATACCCTGCCAAAGACCGCGCCACGAGCCGCTCACGTCGATCGCGCAGTTGCCAGTGCCACTGTCCGCGACGCTGAAAGACACGAAAGTGCATCGTCCACGTCCTTTCTCGGACCCACGGCGTGCCATGGCCGCACGCAAACCGGACCCGGATCATTGGGGGCCTCCCACGTAGCCGGCCCGCACGGCCCGGCGCAGACTTCTGGAGCGGTTCGGGGCCGATCCGTGGACCGTCCAGAGGTCAAACCACACAACGTCTCCTGCCGCCGCCTGGGGCTCCACCAGCGTCGGCGGGACGTCCGCCTCGGCCAGCGCTTTCTTGCCAAAGGCGCAGGTGTGGGGGAGTAACCCGCGCGTGTGCGACCCAGGCGCCAGCCGCAGTGACCCGTTGTCTGGGGTCACATCATCCAGATAGACGTTCGCAATCACGAGACGCCCGTTCTCCGGCGCGTAGTAGATGCCGTCCTGGTGGAGCGGGAACGTCTGCCCGATCTTCGCCGGCTTGATAATCCCAACCGCCTCATCCAGAAACGCGGGCGTCCCGAGCAGTTCGCCGGCCGTGCTCCGCAAGACGCCGTGACAGACGTCGTGCCATGCCGGCGAGCGGTTCACGAGATCACGAATCGGCAGATACCCCAAGCCCGCTTCGGCCGTCAGCCACGGGCCGGTCCAGGGCAGCCGACCACCCACCACGAGCAGGCGGTCGAGCTCGTCGCGGAGTCCTCGGACGGCGTCGGGCGCGAGCACGGCGCGCTGATGCCAGTAGCCGTCGGCGTGAAACGCCGCGACGTCGGCGAGCAGGCTGATCACTGCCGCCATGGATACGGCACCGGCTGTTCGATGTCCGCGCCTCGTCGACCGCGCACTTCGGAGAAATAGTTCCGGCCGAGTTTCACTTGCTGCCCGCCTTTCGGTTGCTGCGCTTTCAGGTACCGTTCGACGTAGCCCAGAAACTGCTGCATCTGGGACTGGCTCGCCTGCTCGTTCAAGCGGAGTTTTTCCAGTTCGTGGGCCGCGTAATGCACCGCCGCCGGGTGATACGGCTCGAGATCCGTGCGCGTCGTGCTCCCGAACGTGAACGGCACATCCGTGTCTGAGGTCATCTCCGCCGGCTTGGCCAGGTACGGCAGGACGATCTGCCCCGTCTGGCTCGACGTGATGGACGGCGGTGGCACGAGCCCGAAGAAGCGCCGCCCACCGTCGACGCGCTCGTAGTACGCCTGCGGCGTCCCGCTCGTCGTGGCGCGCCAGCCTGGCTCGTACTGATTCAGCCACGGAATCTCGCGGCGCGGAAACTGATCCGGCCCCGCAATAAACGTCGTGCTGTTGCTGCTCGTGCCGCCACTCGTCACGTGGTGATATTCCGGGCCTTGCTTCGCGAGCCGCAGATAGTCCCCACTCGGCACGGAGACGGTCGAGAGCAGGTTGTATTCCGCCACCCCATTGGAACAGGTCACCGTGCTCTGCCGCACGGCACATTCCGTCAGATCGGTAAATGCGAGGACGCCGTTATTGATCGCGGTCTTGCGCCGCGCATCCGTAAAGAGGCGCGTCGAGTCATCGGTCCCGAGTTCCTGTGTGAGCGCCGACGAGTAGAGATGCGAGAACACCATTAGCGTTGCAGCCCCAGCAGGGCGAATCCGCCCGGGCTGTAGTAATCCCCGCCGCCCGCGGCAATCGTCACCGTGTCATAGAACACCGCCTGCACCCCGGAAAAGAGACAGCCGGAGGACGTCTGCCAGGGCGAGGTGGCCGTGGAGGCGGCGCTTTGAATCCAATATTCCCCAAAGCACCGCACGACGGTCCCCGTACTGATCCACATCGTGTAGTCGGCGCCTTTCGTGATCGGCGAGATCGTCGAGACGTTGACCCGGTTGAAACTGATCACGAGCGCACCAGTCGACGTCGAGGTGACTTCCGTGATGCTGTGGACCGTGCTGTTGGTGGAATTCCCACTCGACCCCGTGGGCCCTAAGGCGTTCAGCGTTGACAGCCCCGTCAGGTCGGCATAGGCAATCCCGCCGCTCGCCGAGCCGCTCAAGGTCACCGACACGCGCGTCGACGCCGTGCTGTAGCCCAGCGCGTACCACAGCTCCGCCCCGGCCGCGGGCTTGGGACTGCCCCGCGCGATCGCTTTCAGGTACAGGTTCGTGGTGTTGTCCGTCATCGTGCTCACCGTGACGACGGACGAGCCCACCCCGACCCCGACGATGATCGCGGAGCCCGCGACCATGCTGCTACCACCCGGCACAAACGACCACGTCGACGCGGCCGTGGCCACCGTGGCCCCGCCGGAGGTGACGAAGCTGATCCCGCCCACCGAAGCTTTCACCTCGAACGCGACGACGGTGTATTGGCCCCCGCCGCCCGAGGTCCCGTAGGACACCGCCCCGCCACTGGTCTGATTCACCAGATCCGCGACGTGCGTCGTATACGTGGTCCCGTGGTCGGTAATCTCGCGCGTGTTCGACGGCGTCGGGACAATTGTCGCCGTGGCCGCCGCGACAAAATCGAACGAGCCCCAGACGATTCCGGCGTTGACGGCCGAGGCGGTCAGCGATACGGTTTCCGCCCCGTTCACAATCGCGCTGTTCCCGATGCCGGCGGAGTTGCGCCACACCCAGACCCCGAAGCCCCACACGTCCCCGCCGGTGACCGAGGACGAGACGACGCTCGACCCTGACCCACCGGCCACCACGGCGGCACACCGCGTCCCACAGCCGACCCCGTTTGTTTGCTGCGAGACAAACGTCAACCCCGTGGCCGTCGGGAGCGCGGGAATGTCCGTGCTGGCACACCCCAGAATGACCACGATCACGTCCCCGGCCTGCCACGAGATCGAGGGCGAGTCCTTCGGCGTCGTGGTGGTACTCCACGCCGCTTCCTGATAGTCGATGAGGGTCGGGGCGGCCATGACCGCTTACGCCTCGATGAAATACGAAAAGGACAAGTGATAACTCCCCGTCGTGCCCGTGATTTTGAAGACCAACGGCTCGCTCGCCGCCGTCGCAAAAAGCCAAGCGGGCGGACTCACCGCCAGGTTCGCGCCGCTGATGCCGCTCGAGATCGACTGCATCTGGATATGCCAGATCGGATTCGCCAGCGAGGACGCGAAGGTGAGCGTATTCACCGCCTGGGCCGTGCTCGTTATCGAATAGGCGTAGACCTTGACGCTCTGCGCCGCGACCGAGCTGACAATCGTGGAACTGGTGGAGCCGTTGCCCATCGTGCTGAAACAGGTCGATTGCAGCCCGTTGAGCACTTGCCGCACCGCAAAGCCCTGCGCGCCGGAGGTGGGCCGCGTGCCCACAATATTCGGCCCCACGCCGGAGGAATCCTGAATCTTGGCCTGCACCTGCCAGACCGTGGAGTTCTGCTGCACGCTGGCGAGCAAGTCCCCAATCGTCGAATTCTTGACTTGAAACGACTGCGACGTGGGCAACTGCACCGACCACACCGTGCTCGTCTGGGCCACAGAGGCGAGGAGATCGGCGGCGGTGGAGTTCTGGGCCCGCACACGGCCATCCACTTGCACGGCCCACACGGTCGAGTTCTGCGCGACGGTGGCCTTGAGGTCCCCGATCGTGCTCTGGTAGACCGTCCCGAGGGCATCGGCGGCACTGGACCGCATGATCACGGGGCCCGCGAGGGACGAGATCTGCATCGTCGTCGACAGGCCGACCACTCGGGTCACCAGGCCCCAGGCCGTCGAGCCCGGCGCCGTCGCGACGACCGCGGCAATTGCATTCGACGTATCCGGATCGCCCAGACACAAAATCTCCTGCTCTTGCAACGTGCTGTTGCGGTCGATCGTGATCGTGGCGACCTGAAAGGTCACCGTCGCGGATTCTTCGCCGTCGATCGAGCCGAAGGTGGCCATTAGGTCCGCAGCCCCGCCCGGCCCTGCGCCGCGAATCCCTGATAGCCGAGTTCGGCGAGCAGATGCGCGTCGGGATTCGTCAACGTCGAGTCCGCCTGCGTGAGCTCATGGACCACTTTCAGATGCCGGAAGACGTTCTGCGCCTGTCCTGGATTCGTTTTGATGAGCCGTGAGTACTGGATCCAGGCTTGCGGATCATGAAAGCCGAGCGTCGTCGCACAGGTACGTACGCGTGACCGCGCCATCCCCCAGTCGGGGCTCTGCATCACCCGGATCACCCGTTCGAGCACCGCGAGTTGTTCCAAATCCAGCGCGTCCAGCCGCGTGCTCCAGGGCGTAGGGGCGATCTGTTCGGCCCAGACGCGCCACGTCCACACCCGGCGCGCAATCCACCAGCTCCACTGGATCCGCCGGCCGGTGCGCTGCAGCCAGTTCCGCGTAACGTGGTGCCAGTGCCGGATCCGGTCGAGCGGGGGCCCGAAGATGACCAGCGTGAGCACGGAGGCTTGCCACAACGGATAGCCCCCAATCGGCGCGGCCGACACGACCGGCGGCGCATTCGCTTTCGCGCGCCAGAACTTGTGATGAAATTCCCCGGCGACCGGCATCAGGGGCCATCCTTCGTCGCCACCACACTCACACACGACACCTCGGTCGTGGAGAGCCAGCGCTGCCGGATCGTGAGCCCCGGGAGCAACCGCGCCTGCAGCGCCGCGTCGTCATAGACCCGGTGTGAGGTGCCTTCCACGCGGTAGCCCGCCGGCTCATACGGCACATCGAGATAGACCCACCCGCCCAGCTTCAGCCACCGCACGACGCGCGCCATGGCGTGCACATCGCCGTCCACGTCGAGCGGGTCCTGGTCGTAGTGCCCCAACCCGATATGCTCCATGGAGGACACCCCGACCATGACGTCGAAACTCGCGTCTGGAAACTCCTGCGTCAACACGTCACCCTGAATCACCGTGCCCGGTCGGGTACACTTGCGCCAATCGATCCCCGTGATGACCAGATCCGGCCGCAGCGCGAGCATCGGCGTGATCCAATCCGCTTCCGCACAGCCCACCTCGAGCACGCGGGCCTGCGGCGGAAAGTCATACGTGCCCGTCGCATACGCGTCCGCCCAGAGGGACAAACAGATGTCTCCGCGGTGGGCAAAGGTCCTCACGTCAAGCGCTCCACCGACAGATGCGCCGCCGCCGAGCCCGTAAAGCTCGAATTCAACCGGGCGCGTAAGCGGTCCCCAGCCTCGAGCACATAGGTCTGGACATACATCGCCGATTGGTTCGTCGGGGTCAGCGCAAACAGCACATCCCGAAACGACGTGGACGTGACGCCAGAGGACAAGGCGAGCTCAAGCGACCAGCTGGCATTGGTCGTTGCGCCGATAATCCAGCGCGCTTCGTAGATGCCCGCGCTGAGCGTGGACAGCTCCGCGAGGAGCGTGGTCGTGGTCGGGTTGGCCGAGAGCCCGGCCGTCGAATCGTGATGCGGAGGATTGCCCCAGTCTCGCCACGCCATAAGGTCCTTACGTCAGCCGCTCGGCTGAAATATGCGCACAGTACTGGCCGGTGTCGGTCCCGCTAATGCGCGCCCGCAACTGGTCGCCCGTAGTGATCGCGTAGGTCTGGAGAAACTCCGCGGACTGCCGGATCCCGGTCAAGGCAATGATCGTGTCCGTCGCGGCGACCGCGGAACTAGCCGCGGTGGAATGCTCCAGGCGCCAGATGGCATTCGACGTCCCGCCCACGACCCAGCGCACCTCATAGAGCCCGGTGACGAGCGTCGAGAGTGCGGCAATGAGGGCCGATGTGGACGCGCCGGCCGCGAAACTCGCCGACGAGTTATGCGGGGGATTACCCCAATCACGCCACGCCATGCGGTCCTTTCTGCAGCAGAATATCGACCGACCCGTGGGCCTGATGGTGCGCGGCGGCGGCAATCAGGCCCGCCCACGTGCCCTCGGGGGTATAGCCGGCGGCCTCGCCCAGCGCACACAGCCCCGCGACGCTGTCGCCGGCGTTGGCGAGGCCCTGCGCCCAGAGCTCGAGATACCAGATGGGTGCCTGCGTTCGCATCAGCCACACAGCCCCGCGCAGCACCGCCGCTTCAGCCCCTTGCGTGTCCACCTTGAGAAACGCCACCCCCATCGGCAGTTCCCCGGACCGCTGCAAGCCGTCGAGCGTGACGCCGCGCACGGCCTCCGAGGTCCCCGTGGGCTCGAGCACATTCGCGAGCGTCAGACTGGCGTGCGGCGTGTGCCGGCTGTGGTGCAGGATGACCGTTCCCTCCTGGTCGGTGACCGCGGCGTGAATCACGGTCGCGCCGAGCGCCCGCAGCCCCGGAATCAGCGCCGCCTGCGGTTCAATCGCCACCACGGTCCCCGTTGGCCCGACGCGCGCGAGGAGCTCCTGCGTATAGGTGCCGACATTCGCGCCGATGTCCACCACGGTCATCCCCGGGCGCACGCACTCGCGCCAGTCCACGGCCTAGAACCGCGTGATCAGGTACCGGATCGTCGCCGACGCCGACGCGACCGTGAGGGTCGAGACCTTCACGAAGCGACAATGGAATTCGCCCACCGTGCTCCCCGGGTAGGAATTCGCCAGGCAGCAATCCGTACTCAGGTTCACGCCGTTCACGAGCACGAAATGACTCGAATTGAGCCCAGTGACGGCATGGGTCGTTTCCATGACCATCGCGTTCGTCGTGGCAAAGTTGGGTGTGGCAAACGACGAGGCGCCGCGAATAAACCCCCCGAAGGGCGCGGTGCTGCCGACTTGGAGGATCCCGCCCGAACTGATCGTGATGCCCGTGCTCGCAGGAAACACGATCGGGCTCGAGGAATTCCCGATCCGGGTGGGCCCCGTCCCTTTGCCCCCGACGTTCAAGGCGATATTGGCTTCGTCCCCAGCCGCCGTGACAATGCCGCCGGTGGATCCCCCCGTCAGATGCACCCCGTGCGAGCTGCCCCCATTGCTCGAGACGTTCGTCACCACGTCGCCCTGGTAGTGGACGAAGCCGTTCAGATTCGTACTGCGGAATTCCATACCGGCGACTCCTTAGAACCGCGTGATGACAAATTGAATCGTGGCCGTCGTCACAGTGACCGCCAGCGTCGAGACCTTGATGAAGCGACAATGGACCTCGCCCACGGTGCTCCCCGGGTAGGAATTCGCCAGGCAGCAATCCGTACTCAGGTTCACCCCTTGCGCGTCCACGAAATGGCTTGAATTCACCCCCGTGATCGCATGGGTCGTTTCGATCACCATTTTGTTGGTACTGGTGAAGTCTGGCGTGGACACGGCCGTATCCGTAAACCGGATCCAGCCGGCGAATGGGGCCGTGCTGCCGATCTGGAACGTCCCGCCGGTGCTGAGGGTAATCCCGCCCCCGCCATAGACGAGGGGACTGGAGGAGTTTGAGACGATGACCGCGCCAGTGCCCTTGCCGGTCAGATTCAGCGTGACGTTGGCCTCATCCCCCGCGGCCGTGACAATCCCGCCGGTGCTGCCGCCACTGAGCTGGACGCCGTGCGAACTGACCGCCGCGGCATTGCCGACGTTGCTGACCACGTCCCCATGGAAATGGACGCGCCCGAAGACGTTCGTACTGCGAAATTCCACCGCACACCTCCAGGGGACGACGCGGACAGGGGCTGTCCCTGGATGCAGGACCCCGGCGGCTCGGGGCACCTGTCCGCGCACGCGCCGCGCTCGTGACCTACCTCACGCGCCCGCCGTCCCGAACGAGTTCTGCCACCACTTGTTCCCCCAGGATCGGCGGAACCGAATCGGGTAGAGCCGGTTGCGCGTCCGCGGATCGGTCATCGCCGGTTCCATGGACATCGCCACGCGGGTGTAGGAGCAGAACCCATGCTGGCTCTTGGTGCTCGAGAGCAGGAACCAGGCATCGGTGTCCGTCAGATACACGTTCTTGACCACCGAGATGTTCCGGAGCGTCTTGATCGTGTTGAGGTCGTTGTCCGCCACGCCCGGCTGCAGGGTCGAGTTCACGATTTTCGCGGCCGTGAATTCGAGTTCGGGCGGGACAAACAGGATCAAGTCCTCAACGGGCATCATGTTCTGCCCGGCTTCGAACTTGGTTTCCCGCTGCCAATCCACCAAGGCTTGCTGGAGCGAGGTCCAGGAGAGATCCGCCGCGCTCGCCAGGATGTTCCGCGCGGTCCCGCCGCCTTTCAGCACGTGGGTCGCGTTGAAGATCGAGACGCCGTCCGGACTTTGCTCCGATCCGAACCCGTTGTTGAACAAGAGCGCCGCGCGCTTCTCTTCCACGACTCGGGCCGAGAACATGAACCACTTCGCGTGATCGGACAGCACGTCGTAGCGGTCATCCTCCAGCGCCGTTTGGCTGACTTCGAACATCAGCCCGAATTCGGTATGGAGGAACTCTTTCGTGTACCCGACCTTGATGACGTCGGTTGCGTACGGCATCCCTTCGCCTTTTTCAGGGACATCGCCGACGCCCGTGACGGTCGTGATCAACTCCGAGCGTTTGCCCGAGTCTTTGACGTTATAGACCCGGCGCCAGATCGGCTTCTGTTCTTTCCATTCCTTGCCCAGGAGCGTGAAGACGGTCCGGTCCAGATTGTCGTGAAGCTCTGTGAAAGTGCCGCGTGTTTGGGCCATAGTTCATGTCCTCCTAGACCGTGATCGTCCCAGTGCGCACACTGAGATGGACGTTGGATGACAGGAACTTGAACACCACGGGTACGCCCCCGCTGTCGCCGAGGGCATCCGAGGGGAAGTCCGTGATGATCACCATCGCGTCCGCGACGGTGGAGTTGGTCGAATCGATGAAGTACCGGTTGAGCGTGGAGTCGAAGACGATCCCGCGCGTCAGCCCGATCAGGGAACTGGCCGCGACCGGGGTCGTGCCCGCGCCGCCCGATTTGAAGTAGCCGAGGAATTCCGTGACGCCGTCGGCAATCGCCACGCCGATTTTTCGGGTGACGGGCAGGCCCGACTGCGAGCTGTCATCGACGAACCCGGCGGTGCCGGCCGCGGATCCGCCCGTGGTGCCTTCGACGGCCCAGCCGAGAATCTGCGCGCCCCCGATGTGCGCGAGGTTGGCCCCGCCCCCAGCGGTGGATTCATCACGCCGGACGCGGAAGCCGCCCGTCGTGACAATCGTGTTGTTGCGCACGAGGTCGCCCACGTTGATCTGGGCCGAACTCGCCGCGGTGCTTTCCTGGTAGTAGCGGATCTGCGGGGAGCCCCACGGCGACCGATACGGCCGCGGCCAACTCCCCGAACTGTTCGTCCATTGCGCCATGCCACAGCCTCCTAAGAGGTGTGGTTCGGTGGGTGAAGTGCCGACGCGTCGCGGCCGAACCGATTCGCAACCCGTCCGACACGCCCGATCCGGTGCGGCGGCGACCCGCACGCGCTCAACAGCAGCGCGGTCTGATGACGCCCGAGGACTCGCGGCGACCGAGCCGGCCGATCAGCGGCCGGACTGACACGCCCTTGACGATGGCGACTCGCTCAGCATCCCGCTGAGGGTGGAACTCTGCGGCGAAGCGTAGCACGCCGTGGACCCGTGCCGCGTAAGATGTAGCGTAATAACCCGTTCGATAAGGGATCCGAGAAACGCATATTGCGACTCGTGCCGCGCCGTCGAGAGCCGATACACCTCATCGGAGATGGCCGGCGAGAGGCGCACGTTGTGGCGCACCGGACGATCGACGCTGGCGAGTCGCGGCCGGCCCATTTACTCCTCGAGGGAAACCCGCTCCACGGAATCCTTAATCTCCATCGTCTGCACAGCCCGGTTGAGGAGGTCCGCCGCCTGGTCCCCATGCTGCGCGCTCGCGGCATTCACGATCGCGGCTTTGTTGGCTTGCGGGCTGAACGTGTTCTTGCGGTTCGTGGCCTCTTTCAGGATTTGCACTTGCCGGTAGTCGGCGTGCTTCATCTTCATGAGCACTTCCTGACCCCGCGTGCCCCGCACGATCCGTCCGTCCAGTTCCCGGAACCCGATCTCGTGCGGCTCGACGGCCAGATCCCCGCGCTCCAGATACACCCAGCCTTTGTCGGATTGCATGTCCCAGGAGCGGGCGTCGCTGATCTCGGTATTCACGATCCGGATCGTCCAGGTCTTGGGATCGACCAGCGGAATCGGCTTGCTGCCGGCCGAGAAGATGCTGCCGGACTTCAGCCGGCGTTCGATGATCGAGATCTCCCGCTTCGCGGCTTTCGGCATGCTCAGTCTCCCAGGATATTGATCGCGTCAGGTTTGTACGTCTTGGCCGTCTCGCTCCACTTCTTCTCGTCCATGCCCGTCGTCCGCGCCATCTTGCGTTCCATGTCGGTGATCCGATAGTCACCGGCGCGCTGACCACCCGGCGCTTCCGTGAACACCGGTTCAGACTCCGACCGACTCACGCGTTTGCCGCTGCGCACGGCCCGGCCCACGGCGGCTTCCAGAATCACGCGCGCCACCTCTGGATTTGCGGCCAGTTCAGGAGGAAACTCCGCCCACATGCGCGCGAGCTCTTGCGGGTCCACCAGCGGTTGCCCGTCCGGGGTTTGCTGCTGCGCCGCCCAGAGGTAGTTGCTCCGCGCCGCTTGCGTCGCCGTCGTCTGCGCATACGGTTGGATGGCTTCATGCGCCGCTTGCCGGGCGACCTTGGACATCTCCGCCCGGTTGTCCGCGATGATCCGCTTTGCCCGCGTCGTATCCAGGCCAGTCGGGGTATACAGCTCGTATTGCCGCGCGTAGCGTTCGGCGTCATCGTCAGAGACGTCCGGGACATCTTCCTTCGGCGCCGCCTTCAGCATGTCGGGATGCTTGTTCAGGTAATCGATGTGCGGCTGCAAGGCCGCGAGATCCGCCGCGAGCTGATCGCGCTCGGCCGCTTTCTGTTTGATCGGCTCGTATTCGGCGCGGATCTTCTCTTCGGTTTTCGTGCGGGCGCGTTCCCGTTCGGCCGTCAAGGCGGTCACGGGCACCATCTTCTGGCCCTGGACTTCGACGACGCCTTCGGGTTCGGGCTCTGTCGTGGCGGGAGTCTCAACAACAGGTTCGTCAGCCATTCTCAGTACCCTCAGTCATTCGACGAGCGTTCGCCACGGTCGTGGCGCTCCAGTCGCCTGGAAAGACGTAGTCGTTCGATTCAGGTTCCACAACCGCCAATAAATCAGACTCATGCAAGATGATCAGCACGTCGCCGTCAATGATCATTTCCTGCCCCGCGTCCGGCGAAAAGAGCACGTCATCGCCGACCGCGACGCAGGGATGGCGCCGCACCAGATCCCGGAGCAGATGCGCCGCGTCCTCAATCACCCCGTCATCGTCGAGGGTGGAGCGGATCACGGCGTGCACTTTGGCCGCGAGTGTGTCCGCTTCGTGCGAGAGCGGATGCCGCGGATTGCCCACGGCGACCACGGTCCCGCGATGCACCGAGGTGCTGGCATCTTCACCCGTCACGGCCGCAGCGAGGGACTTCGCGACCACGACGCCGGACGCAAGGGTTTCGGGCGCGTTGGCCGACACGTCTGGCCGCACCAGGACGCGGTCACCAAGCACACGCAGTGGCAGACTCATCGCGGTCCCCCAGCGAATACGCCGAACAACGCAAAGAGCGTCATACAGAGCGCGAACGCGCACCAGTAGACGGCCCATTGGGTCGCGGTCCAGCGCTTCACAGCCCGCCTCGTCGGCTCATCGTCGGTTCCGCCACAGCGTCCTGCCGCTTGAGCCGCGCAATTTCCTGCGCCGGCCACGTCATCAGCAACCCGACCTGCCCGTTCGTGTAATCCACCTGTTCCAAGTTCGCCCCCGCTTCCTTCACCTTGCGCCAACACGCGGCGGGACTCCACTCGGCCTTCACGTGCTCCGCGTAGAGGCGCCAGCCTTCACTCGCCAACAGGGCTTCGAGGGCGTCCGCTGTCTCGCTCATTGCGGAAACCACTGGAATATACGCTTCCGGTGACGTGGTATCGCGGGCACGTGTTGGTCACTCTGAGACTTCGCCCTCCAGGAAAAGGCTATCCCGAATTCCCGCGCTGCTTGTTTGGCTCGCCGTCGGAGCCGCATTTGACCGTCTGGCCCATAGGCGAAATTGACGCTCCGACCGTGTCGGACGAGGCGCGCCGCATCCCGTGCCGGCACGTTCGATTCTTGCTGGACAATCTCGGTCATCTGGCGGAGGCGCGGGCGATATTTCCAGAGTACAAACGAATCCAAACCCGTGCGACGACCCCACGCCGCGAAGTCACGGAGCATACTCATGACGGCGGGCCCATGGGCGGCGGCGGTCCGCTTGGATGGGCACCGGGCGGCCCACCGGGAGGCCCGCCCATGGCCGCCATCTGCTGCTGCATCTGGATCTGCTGCATGGCCTGCTGCATCGCGGCCTGCGCTTCACTGCCCAAAAACGCCTGCTTGTCCTGCACGTTGAACAACCGGCACCACTGCTCGATCAAGGCTTTCGCCGCGCCAGGCGTCTGGAGAATCGCGGCGATCATGGGGTTAGCCTGGCTGAGCTGCGCCATCGCCTGCATGGACTGCGCGAACTCCTGCCGCTGTTGACCGGGATCGGCGTTCTCGACACTGCCCCGCGGCTTGAACCGGAACGCGCCATCGAACATCGTCGCCGTGAATTTCGCATTCGGCAGATAGTACGAGACGTCTGCGCCGCGCAGTTCAAGTCCTTGCAGGACCGAGGGCGGGGCTTCGAGGCCATCCATTTCTGCCAGCCGGCGCTTGTGCATCAGGTGCCGCACCTGGCAGAGTTCTTCGAGCGTCTCCTGGATGTTCTTCACCGCCTCGGTGATCCGCCCCATGCTCTGCTGCGTGATCAGTTGGACTTCGCCCAAGGTACGCGACTCCTGCGACGTCACCCCCGCGGAGGCATCGTTCACGCCCGAGAGCCGTTCCCCAGAGCGTTCCGCGTCCCGGATGCGCTCAATCGCTGGCCCCGTCGCGTCGGGAATCTGCATCGGTTCGACTTCGCCCCGCTGCCGGAACGGAATGATCGCTTTCGGGCCAATCGGTTCACTGTCAGGGTCCCACAAGGCGCCCTGCTGGCGCATCATCGGCGCTTGGAGTTGCATGGACGCACGGTCCGCGAGCATGTTGCGCCACGCCGTGTGCTCTTCAATGACCGTGATCAGCTTGTGCCCCACGTAAGAGTAGCCTTCGGTCGAATGCGGGCGGGGAAAAGGCACCAGCGGGAAGTAGCGCGGCCGTCCGATATCGTCATACTGCAGCCGCAAAAGACGTTGTTTGTCTTTATGGAGTGTTGCGACGAACCAGCGGAGCCCTTTTCCGTCGAGCTCACGCAGAAACAGCAGTTCCCAGAGTTCCTTTTCAACACGGTCAGTCCCATCTTTAGAGGCCACGGGGATCGCGTCCCCGGCCAGCGTCGTTTCACTCACCCGCTCATCATCGGTGCCCAGATCCTCGACCGCCTCTTTGTCGTAATGCCCAGCCTTCACCCGTTCCTTGAGCTCTTCCACGCGGCGATAGAACCGCTTGGCATGCCCCCAGACTTCAGCCTTGTCTCTGGCATGCCCCGGTAACTGGACGTAATCCCGGCCTGGCACCACGCGTTCCCGGGGGCCATCTGCGACCGTTTCGAACGAATCCACCTCGACCTCGGCACTCGGCACGGGCGGCACGGGTTGCCCATCTGGCCCAGGCTGCAGATCGGTGGTCGCTTCGGCGTATTGCCCATCCGGGCCCATCTCAAGCTCAGGCTTCAGGTCCGGCCCGACCAATGCCGTCCCATCAGGCGCCAGCGCCAGTTTGGCTTGGATCGTCTTGCGCACGGGCCGGCGAATGGTGTCTTCGTAGACTTCGATCACGCCGCGGGGCTCAATCAGCGCCAGATGCACGGCCCGAGAAAACACCTGCTGAAAGCCTTCCGTCTCAATCTGCCACTGGTGGAACTCTTCCACAAAGGGCGCTTTCGCCGCCGCCTGGCCATACCCTTCCACCGTAAACACCGGCTCGGTCATCACGGTGCGGACAATCTGCGACCGCATCACGTCCACGTACTGGGTCCCGAGATAACTCGTCAGATCTGCCGCATCGGCCCACGGGGCGTTGTTGCCCGACCTGGTCCGGCCTTGCTCGTAGAGGGTGTGCCAGTATTGGATCTCCGACTCACTGGCTGACCGTGCAGACAGGGCGTCGTCGAGGGCGCGGCTCAGATCGAGCGCGAGATCGTCGCGTTCATCCTTGGACAGCTTGACTTCGAAGGGCTTGCGGGGTTTCTTGGGCATCAGCGAATCCAACAAATCGCGGCCACGGTGAGCGCCCCGACCAGATACCAGAACAGGGCATCGGTCCAGGACGCCTGCTCATTCACCACTTCTTGGTAGAGCGTCGTCACCGGATTGCGTAACCCGCTCGTGCTCGTCGAGCCCATCAGCGCTTCTTGCCCTTCCCTTTCGGGGTCCGTTTCGTGAGTTCGGGAAACGTGCCGCTCGTCTGCACGTGGCGCATCAATACCCTCCCCGACGCCCCGTCGCCGCCCGCCGCACCGGATTGGCACGCCGGAGTTCGTCGTAATAGTCCTGGTGCCGCAGCACCTTCAGGTCCTCCCGCCGCTTCACCGCCGTGGCATGCCTGGCCGTTTGCTCCAGGGTGGGTTGCACCCCGCCAAAGTTGTGCTCGAGATACTCCAGGCAGTTCTGGCCGTGCTCGTACCAGCCGTCTTTCTTCGGCTTTCGCATCGGCTTGTTGGCGACCGACACGAGATGCTCATCCCACACGTACCCCGCCTGAAACCCGTCCGCGAGAAACGTATGTTTCACCAACCCCTGCGACCCGAGCCGGATGAACCGCGTCGGGTCCACGCCGAAGGCTTCCCCCATCGGCGAGCGCCGGCGCATCGCCCCCGCAATGCGTTCGATCATCCCCAAGCGGACCGCCGGCATGTTGCTGTCCGCCTTAAACATCGGGATGAACCCGCAGTCCTGCAGCACCTTCACCCCGTTTTGCGTCAACCCTTGCGAGTTGTTGTGACTCCCGGCCGGGTCGCAGCACGTGAGCACCTCGAGCGCGTCGGGAAACCAACGCTGCCGGTACTGCTGAATGATGGGTGCGAAGTCCTCAAGGAACAGGTTTTGGCCAAGCACCCCGCCCAGAATCTTGAGTTCGGCAAACGGCGTGTACTGCGCCCAGAGGACACACGGATGGTGTTTGCCGAAGTCGATCGCTTCATATAGGGGCAAGGTGGGATCGAGTGCCAGCGGCCGTTCATGCCGAGCCCGTTGAAACGCGGCCGTCTCCGGTAGATGCGGTTTGAGCGGGCCATAGACCGGCTGGCCCATGACGTTCAGGCCCCGCTGCCCCAACAACATCGGCCCGTGCTTCGAATGCCCGACTGGATAGACAATTTCGAGGTTCGTGATCGTCTCCGGTGGCAGGTTATGCGCATTGTCGTAAATGCTGACCTGATAGTACCGGTGGTGGGCGCGGTGGTTCGTCTCGGGGAATTCCTGGGTCAGCCAGTGGTCCTCACTCGGCGGATTCGGCGTCAACAGGATCTGGTTCGGGTGCCCCGATTGACTCAAGCGCCCGGAGAGCTCCTCGTACACGTCAAACGGCAACTCTTCGGTCTGATCGTTATAGATCCCCGCCAAGGTCAGACCACGGAACTTCGCGTAGCGCATCGTCAAGTCTTGGGCCTTGAGCCCGAAGCTGTAGACCCAGGAGCCGTTTGAGAGTTCGTCGTATTTCCCGTCCGGGTGCCACAAGACACTCACTCCCGCATCCAGACAGATCTTTCGCCACACCGGCTTGAGTTTGGTCTGCGTGTCTTCATCGGAAAACCGACACAGAAGCCAGTGAATCCCAGGATTCGCTAAACAGGAATTCAACACCTTCCAGAGCGCCGCCGTGGTTTTCCCCGACCGAATTGCGCCTTCCAGATCCAGGAACCGCGTCGTGTCCAACAGGAAGTCGGACACCGGGCCCTTCCAGACCATCCGATGCTCGCGGTTAGGCGCGAGGGTGGTGTTCATGCACGACGGTGGTCAGCACCGCCAGACTCCCGCTGTGTTCAAACGATTGTTTGGGTTCCCCGAAGGCGTAGGCGAGTAACTTACATTCAACGGCGGGCGCAATCTTGCCGGCCAGCAACCGTGTCTTGAGCTTCTCGAAGTAGTTCTGATTCAGCAGCGATTGGGCCAGACCCCGAATTTCGCGCGTGGCGAGATTCACGGCCCCCTTCGGCCGGCCCTTGCCCGCGTTCGGAGGGGTGTGCTTCGTCCTATTCATCCTGTAAGTTGCTGATACAGGAGTCTACGACGAATGTCCAGTCACGCCTTACAAGATATTGGGAATAATCGGCTTCTGCCGGCGATAGCGGCGGGTAATCACTTCTTTCGTCAGATACAAATGCTGCCCGTCTAGACATTCACGCAGCCGTTCAATGCCTTTGCCTTTGGGCCGCGAGTCCTTCACGATGGAGTGCGAGCAGCCGCACATCGGGCACCGGAACGTGTCCGGGCGCTGACAGCCGCTGACGTTCATCCGCCCAGCACCTCCTTGACGATCCGCGCATCATCGGGCCGTCCGATGAACACCGGCGTGCCCTGCTGCACCGCGAGCCATTCCGTCAGATGCTTGTGGGCTTCCGCGGTCCCTTCAAACTTCGCGTAGAACCCCACGGCTGGCTTCTTCAACCGCACGGCAAGCTGCATCACCCCGCCATAGGTCCCCACGAAGGCATGCGCTTTCGCCAAGACCGCACTCTGCACGGCTAAATTGTTCTGCAGCGTCACGTGCGGGGCGAGACTCACGATGTTCGGGCCACTGATGGGGAAGTCGAGATGGTCATCAGCATGCAACCCCGACTCAAGCACGACCACGGGAAGATGCTTGGCGAGGCCGTCCACGACGTTCGAGACCCACGTTCGCAATTCTTCGGTCAAGGGCCAGGTATGCCGCGCATAGAACCGCACGGCCACGAATTTCTCGGGGAGCGCGAGACTGAGGGGCGGCACGGGGACGGGGATCGGCGCAAACGCCAGGGAGGGGAGCATGGCGGCCAAGCCCATTCGCCCATGCCACCAGGGGGTGAGTTGCCGATACATCACAGAGGGGTGCAGGACGTGCGCGCGCCGCACGCCCAGATCCTCGGCGATCAAGGGCAGGAGTTTGCGTTCCCACGACGTCACCGTGAGCTGCTTCACGCTGCCGACAGCTTTCGCATCCCGCAACATGGCCTGCCGCACCTTTTCGACCGGCACGTAGTCATACAGATCCACGGTCTTGGCCGCGTCGTACCAGATCCCGGCCCCGCCGCGCGAGATGGCGATCAGCCGCTCTTTCTTGATGCCGTATTTCTGACGCCAGGCCGTTAACCAGGGCAACCAGTAGAGACTTTCAAAGCCGAGCTCGGAGCGCCACGGGCCAATCAGAATCGGGCGGCGGGTCCGGGCCCAGAGACGCCAGCGGAGCTCCTGGAGGGGAGACATTAGGGCTCGGCGGAGATCCCGGCGATCACGGCCTCGAGAGCGTCGGCACAGTGATACAACGCGCTGCGTCGACTGCTCTCGCCCAGATGGTGCTTTAGCGCCTCCCCTTCGTTCTTCCATGCCTCAATGAGCTGCTGCAGCGCCTCAACCGTGCGGGTCAGGGCCGCGTCTCGAGCGGCGAGGGTGGCCCGCAAGTGTTCGATCTCGCTGTGGAGGGGGCACATGGCCCCGCGCATCGGTGGGTCGGTGAACACCCAGCAGCCGTCGATGCAGCAATACCAGCGCGGGGACGGGGGATCGGGCGTCATCGGCTCGCCCACGTTCCCTTTGCCACCTTTCCAAACGACCCGATGTTCTCGTAGGCGTCCCGCATCGCCGGTAAGCAGTTCCGCCGATTGTGTTCGATGTCGCAGATATAGGCGGCCGAGACCTCACAGCGCCGCGCCATCTCCAGCAAGGTAAGGCCCGCGTCCTTGCGCCGCTCACGCAACCACGCACCGTTCACCACGCTGCGCGGCGTTCCACAGTGCGGACACGGCTCGCTCTTAAACTTGGGCTGTTGGCTCATGCCGGGGCTCCGGGGCTCCCCAACTCCAAATCCACGAAGATGCTTTGACGCGAATGGTCATTGATCGACCTTCTCACCGCTCGGACTTACCGCGTCCGCCGGGACCGGTAATTTCAACCTACCGACGAAGGCACAGAGGCGACGAAAACAGGCACGCTCTTGCCTGCGGAGTTCCAGCATCGCGTGGAAATGCGGATCGCGCGTTCGGCACGAGTCGCACCATTCCTCATTCACGGTCGACCACAGCCGATAACAGGCCGCCCGACCATCGCCATCTTCGTCGGCCCGTTCTTTGTGTGTGCACCACAGCCGATTCATCGCCCGCGTTTCCACGAGCCGCGCCGCTCGCGCCTCCGACCAGTCGACCGTCAGTTGGAGAAACAGCGTGAATTTCTCAGGCGCTATGTGCGTCCGCACGTCGGCCGCAACACGAACGTCACACCCTTCGGCTTCTTCTTCGCCATCGAATACCTCGCAGGCAGGCACGGTTTTCGGATCCGGCATCAGCGCCCCTCCTCGATCCAGAGATACACCACGTCGCCCCGGCCTGCCCGACAGAGGCGGATCCCATGGCGGTAATACCACATATACAGGCTCTTATAGATCCGCCGCGTCTGATCCGCCGTCCCGTGCAGCCGCACTGCCTGCGCTTCACTGCTCACCTCGAGCATGGCTTTGAGGCGATCATACGTGGACCGCGTCGTCCCGGGGACGGAGCCCACACTAAGATCCATCCGCCACCGGCTTCTCACTCATTTACGGCGTTCTCAAAGCGCAGCCCGCGCTGCGCCGTGCGTTGTTTCGCTAATCGGTGATACGCCGGGTTCAAGTCCACGCCCACCCACCGACGACCTAGCCGCTCGGCGACTTTTCCAACCGTGCCACTCCCCATGAACGGATCAAATACGATGTCCCCGCGACGAGAGCCGGCGAGCAGACACGGCGTGACGAGCGCCTCTGGCATGGTGGCCGAATGGCCGTCAACGAATGGGCGCGCTTGAATCCACCAGACCGAGCGCAAGTTCCGCATGCCGTCGTAAACCTTGTATTCCGGTGGGCGAGCATTCACGCCGGAGGCTTTCCGCGCCGCTGAGCCCTTCGCGCCACGTGTGCCGGCAGGAATCACGCCCTGTTCCTTCACAGCCTCGGCATCCCAAAAATACTGCCGCGCCTTCGAGAGGAGAAACACGTACTCGTGCGCGTGCGTCGGCCGATCCTCCACCGGCTCACACATAGGGTTTGGCTTCGCCCACACAATATCTGAGCGCAGATACCAACCCCGCCGGCGGGCCTCAAACGCGAACATCCAAGGAATCCCAACCAGATCCTTTGGCTTGAGGCCAGGGACCCCGACATCCTGCGGCCGAAGCCCGTGTCTGCGGTGGCGCTGTTTTGGATCGACGCCGCCCGCCTGCCTTTTCGCGTTCTGGTAGGTATCTCCGAGGTTCACGAAGCAGACGCCGTCCGCCCGCAACACACGCCGCACCTCATCAAACACGTCGGCAAGATCTGACACATACGCCTCAGGTGTTTGCTGCACCCCGAGCTGGCCGACGATGCCATAATCACGAAGGCCCCAGTACGGCGGGCTCGTCACCACGCACTGCACGCACCCGTCGCGGAGCGGGAGCGTCCGCGCATCCGCCTGAATCAGCATCAGGTTTCCCGAATAACGAACCCGTACAACGCTTCCATAATGCGCTTTTTCAGCCGATAGACCGGCGTCTTCATCCCCTTCACGTCCTCCACCACCTTCTCGCCCGCCTTCGTCACATACTGAAAATCCCCGACATACTGCCCGGCTAACAGCAATTCACCGGGCACGACGTCCTCCCGCACGAACGGCTTAATCCACAACCCGTAGCGCGGCTGGAGCAGGAGTTGAGAAATCTCGCCAGCCTTCACGAGTAACGCGAGTTCCCGGTAGCGCGCAGCCTCACGCTTGCTGTGGAACGTGATCCCGTCCACCGTCGTCTTAACGGCGCCATACTTTGAGCGCTTGCGCGCTTGCCCGGTCCTCACCAGTCGTACTCCTGCAGGTTCTGCCCCGTCCTCTCCAGCACGCGACCTAACGCGTTGATGCTCACCAACCCCATCACGAGCCAGACTACACAGAGCGTCAACAAGACCGGCGCGAGCAACACGCGCACGATCACCTTTTCGAGCATCTACGCTGCTCCACCACCAGGGAATCAGTCACCGTCCAAGCCTCGTCGGTTTGCTGCGCGTCGATGGCACTTCTACCGGCCGGGGTTTCTCTCGAAAGCGAATCCCCGCTTTACACCAGCACGGCCGCCCGAATTCATGCGACAGGTGCGGTTTACCACGTCCACACGTGGTATCACCAGGGCAGTCAATAATCTCGAGGCCACTATCTCGGCATGTCTCACAGAGGTATTTCCACGCGCGGACTTGCGGCCATGCCGCCCGGAGCGTCTTCTCAAGGTCCGCTTCCCGTGTTGATTTCAGCACCCCGTCAACCTTCTGGCCGTCCCAAATTCGCATCGCCTCGACGAAGGTTTGCGCGAGCACACCCCATGTTCTTGACGCGGCCTTTCGTGACAGTCGAATCGATCCTTGAAGCCTCCCAAACGCTCGTGACAGCGCCTTCGGCCCATGCGCATCCGATAACGATTTCAGATCACATTCAAGGCTCATGTCGTGTGCTTTTTGTAGTCTTCTTGATGCAATTCCGCGTACGTTTTGACGTCGGCTGTGCGTCGAGAATTCGCCGCCGCAACATTCGCCATAGGCAAGCCGCGCCGCTGCGCTTCGGTAATCACCTGAGCTTGGAGCCACAACCAGACGTCCGCCTTGGGAATCACAAGGCCGTCCGAACGGGACTGTTGCGTGAGAATGTCGAAAAACCCATGTAAATCGAAGTTTTCGAAATGGTTCCCAAGGACTTTCGAAAGCTCGTCCAATTGCCATTCGAAGACGGCAAATCGATCGCTCGTGTAGACGGGCCGCTTGCTACGCGCTGTGGGTTTTTCCCCAGACCCCTTTTCCCTTAAATGCTCCAAACCACTACTACCCACTCCACGTAGAAGTTCGCGCGAACCTCTCTGACGAACGTTCGCCATCCGTTCTTTCGCTTCTCTGCGTTTCGTTGTCACCGTCGCTTTACTATCGTTCCAGTCCAGGTAGTCATGGACGACATACCCGCCGGCCTCTCGGGCGTCCCATAAATGCGCGAGTGTGAGCAGTGTCGCCGTCCGCGGTGGGGGTGGAATCGCGGCAGCTGGGATCGCGCCATCAGTCAAGTGCATTTGGCAATACGACAACCCCCACACCCAGAGGCGAAAAGCCTTATCGGAGAGAGTGATCACTTTTGGGTGACTCATCGCGCCATCATGAATTCGCGCCCATGCCACGTCAGCCACCTCCGCTCGTCATTGCGGCTTCGTTATCACCGCACCTGTCGATCTTGTCCGCGCACATGAGCCCCTAGTCCAAGATCGAGACGAATGAGTTGTCGGAATCCTCCACGCGATCTCTCCGATCCGTCGCGCCTCTGTGTTTACGCCCGCTCTACGTGATCGCTTACAGCGTCCGCGTTGACCAGTGATACCAACGCGACGGCCTTTGCGTGTCCGATTGCCGCTTCGTCCCATGTAGCATTACGTTTCGGCGTAGAGCGTCTTGGGGCGTTGTCTCGGCCGCGTCTTCATTCGCCATCCACCGTGTCATGGTCTTCACCTAGAAAGGGTTCAACCGGCCATTCTTCAGCCGGATAGTCGTATGATTGATAGAGGTCTGTCGCTTCAAGTTCGGCGCGGTGCATCTCCGCACGGTGCCGTGCGGCCTCTTCTTCGCGTTGTTCTTCCTCGCGCATCTCCGCGCGGCGATATCCTGAACGCCACGCCTCGGCCGCTTCCGGACAGCCTTCGTCTGGCCAGAGGCTTTCATGGGGATTACTGGATCGACTCCGCCCCCATTCCTGCGCCCGCTCGCCTTGGCGTTCAGCTTCCCAACGAGAGGGGCAATCATCACGATGGCTCATAGCAATCCGCCGGCTTCATGACCGTCCACACGTCGGCCTGAGCACAAACGTCACGCCCTTCGGCTTCTTCTTCTTGCTCATGGGGTCACCATCTCCGTCGAGGACGTGATCCGTTTGCGAAATCTCAGCAGCCGTCCCGTCGCTGGCGGGGGAGCCGGCACCCAACTCCACCCCGGCGAGACTTTTGCGCATGTCACACACCGCAAGCGCAGACTGGCCATCGTGATCAGCAATTCCCAATCGTGGCGACCCAACCAGCACCAGACCCTCACGCGACAGCCTCTTACTTCGCCGGCACGAGCGCCGCAATATCCTTCTCGCCCACAACGGCGCAGCGATGGAGTCTGAACTTGCCATTCGTGTTCGTCGGAATCGCCGCAATATCCGACGCGAGGAACTCCACGATCAACACGCGACACTCATCGGTCCAGTTCGCCAAGCACCAATCCAGCGTCGCCACGTTGATCCCGGCCGCGCACTGTTTAGACGAATCGGTGTTTGCATCGTCCACCGTGACGCATTGGCCAATGGCGTAGGAGAGCTCTTTGTGATGGATCGGCGAGCGGCCGTCCTTCGTGACCAGTTTGTAGGCACGGATCGGCCCCGGTTGATCCAGCAGCATCAGGAGCGGCGTCGAGCGCTCCGGCGAGACGCCGGTCGCCCCCGACAGGTCCGCCCCCGACAGGTTCGTCCACGACAGGTTCGCCCCCGACAGGTCCGCCCCCGACAGGTTCGCCCCAGACAGGTCCGCCCGCGACAGGTTCGCCCGCGACAGGTTCGCCCCCGACAGGTCCGCCCCCGACAGGTTCGCCCACGACAGGGTCGCCCCCGACAGGTCCGCCCCCGACAGGTTCGTCCACGACAGGTTCGCCCGCGACAGGTTCGCCCCCGACAGGTCCGTCCACGACAGGTCCGCCATAGACAGGTCCGCCCCCGACAGGGTCGCCCCCGACAGGTTCGTCCACGACAGGTTCGTCCACGACAGGTTCGCCCCCGACAGGTTCGCCCCCGACAGGTCCGCCCCCCACAGGTTCGCCCCCGACAGGTTCGCCCCCCACAGGTCCGCCCCAGACAGGTTCGCCCCAGACAGGTCCGCCCGCGACAGGCTCGCCCCCGACAGGTTCGCTTGTGCCGCGAG